GCCCTCTTTATATTTTCTCCGGGGGGAGTAATAGTAAAATTGGTTCTGGTTAGGGTGATATTCCGCCGGGGCTTTATGGGTATGGTGGCACCTAAAAAGGCCCCGGATTCGCCCTTTAAAAGTATACCTAAAGTCTAATCATCTTAACCTGAACTAATTATTAGTTAATACAAAGGAGTTTAAAGTATGTTGAAACAAAAGATAAGTACTATGAAAGTCTTAAGAAGTTTGCGTCTTATATTCATTATAGCTTTCATTTACGTACTTGGCCACCCAAATGTTTCTAATGTAATTGACAATAGTACATCTTTAAACAAGATTGGCTATTGTGTAGTAAAAGGAGAATACAATTTGAATGACATATCGTCGACATTACCCGATCCTGAGGTAGTTGAACATCTAGAAGATACTAGAACAGAAGAAGAAAGAAACGAAGACAACGCATTTTTTAACGCGTTGCGAGTTCAAGAGCTCTATCCAGATGTAGAACTATCTTTAATATTAGCTATAATACAAAAAGAGTCACATTACAACCCCACAGTTAATGGCTCCGGAGCAATAGGTCTTATGCAAGTAATTCCTTCTTGTCATACGGATCGTATAAGTAGGCTAGGCGTGTCTGATATTTGGGATCCTTACAGCAATATACTTGTAGGAACAGATTTAATTAACGATTTGTTAAAAATTTACAAGGATCCTGGTCTAGCTCTTATGTGTTATAACATGGGCGAAGGTAATGCTTTGTATAAATACAACAATCACGGATATTCTGGCTATGCGCTAGAAGTTCTTAGTATAAAGAAAGAGATAGAAAGGAGTGAGAGATATGCCACGTACAGCCACCAAGCAGAAAAAGCTGGCTCCGACTCCAGAGATAGCTGAGCAAAGATGTATAGATGCTTCTTTTGCTCTAGCTTTAAGTCAATTGGAAGATGGAACTGCTTCTCCCTCAGTGATAACACATTTTTTAAAGATGGGCACTGAAAAAACTCGTCTTGAAAGAGAAAAGCTAGAAAAAGAAACAGCATTACTTCAGACTAGAGAGTATGCTATAAGAAATGCTGAACAAACCGACAAACTTTATACTGAAGCAATTAATGCCATGAAGATTTATAGTGGTCAGGTGGAATACGATGATGACGACGAGGATTATTAATTGATCAAGAGGACGTATCATGAACTAATCCTTCTACCAACTTTTGAAGATCGTTTTAAGTATCTTAAGATGGGTGGAAGGGTTGGCGAAGATACATTCGGATGGGATAGAGTATTCAATCAGGCTTTCTATAAATCAAAAGAATGGCGAGATGCTAGGCGTAAAGTAATAATACGTGATAAAGGTTGCGATTTGGGAATTGAAGATAGAGAAATCTTCGATAAGATAATAGTTCATCATATGAACCCCATAACATTGGACGATATAGAATCTGGCGGACCAGAATTATTCGATCCAAAGTATCTAATTTGTTGTTCACATGCTACACATAATGCAATACATTATGGCGACGAGAATTTATTAGTGAAAACAAATTTTGTTGAGCGAAAACCAAACGATACATGTCCATGGAAAGGAGATATATAATGAGTTTTAAACAGATAAATTTGGATAATCAGGAAGAAGCAAAGAATTACAGGAAGGATAAGGAACATAAAAGGTTTCTTAAAGATAATAAAGATTTAGAACCCTCAAAATTAGAGTCGTCTTTTGAAAATCAGGAAGATCCTACCGAACTCGAGAAAGAGATCGGCACAAACATGTTAGCTAAAGTAGTCAAGATTGATCAGCTCCGTGTACGTAAGTATCCTGAAGGAGAAATCATTAAGTTGATCAACAAGAATGATGAAGTTAGAATAATTTCATCATTTGACGATATATGGTTTCATGTAGAACTTCCGGATGGTACAAGAGGCTACTGCATGAAAGCATATCTTATGACTTTTATTGACGATATTAATTTAGACGATAAATCTAGAAGGTGTAAGTCTAATGTCTGAGCCTACCGTTAATACAGAAGGTATCCTTGCGAGCATGCAATTAATGCTTGGCATGGAACCGGATTACCAGGCGTTTAACACAGATCTAATAATTAACATAAATACTATATTTAGCAAACTGTATCAGGCTGGTATAGGTAAAACAGGCTTTAAGTTAGACGCCAATAATCCATATTCATCAAAATGGGAGGATTTTATTGGAAATGAGAATCCTGCTCTTGATATGGTTAAGAGTTATACGTATCTTAATCTTAGACTTTTGTTCGATCCTCCTCAGAATTCGTTTGTTCTTAATGAAATTAAGGCTGAAGCTGACGAACTTATTTGGAGAATAAGAGTAGAAGCTGACAAATGGCCGGATCATCATAAGAATTAAGAGGTGATACCATGTTATCTAACACAGCCACCCCCATATACTATGGGCGATTTAGAGATCAGGTAATAAGAGGTGAGATACCAGTATGTGAGATGATCTCTCTTGAAATGCAGAGAATTGACGCTTTGATTGAGGATCCGAGGTATTGGTATGATGATAGAGCAGTAGAAGGATTTGTAAAATTTTGCGAATCTGAGCTAACTCTTACTGATGGTTCGGATCTCTATTTGTTGGATACATTCAAATTATGGGCAGAGGAAATCTGGGGTTGGTACTATTTTACAGATGAGAAAGTTTTTATAAGAGGAAAAGATGGAAAACCCGGAAGATACGCCACAAAAAGACTAAAACATCGTCTTACAAAGAAACAGTATCTTATAGTTGCTCGAGGAGCGGCTAAATCTATGTATGGTAGCTGTATTCAAAACTATGGTCTTAACATAGATAACAGTACAACTCATCAGATAACGACGGCTCCAACTATGAGACAAGCTGAAGAGATACTTTCGCCAATAAGAACAGCTATAGCTAGAGCAAGAGGACCTCTTTTTAAGTTTTTAACAGAAGGAAGTCTTCAGAATACAACAGGAAGCAAAGCTAATCGAATGAAACTATCTCCTACCAAGAAAGGTATAGAGAATTTTATAACAGGCTCGCTTCTTGAGATTAGACCTATGTCAATAGACAAGCTTCAGGGTCTAAGACCTAAGTATAGTACAGTTGACGAGTGGCTTTCTGGCGACATTAAGGAAGATGTTATAGGTGCAATAGAGCAAGGCGCGTCCAAAATGGATGATTACCTTATTGTAGCTATGTCTTCTGAAGGAACTGTTAGAAACGGTTCTGGTGATAGCATTAAGATGGAGCTTCTTGACATACTTAAAGGTCAATATTACGCTCCACACATTTCAATCTGGTATTATCGTCTTGATGATGTTAAAGAAGTAGAAGAAGGAAAGTACGATCCTCAAATTTGGCTTAAAGCCAATCCAAATCTTGGTCAAACAGTAAGTTATGAGACTTATCTGTTAGATGTAGAAAGAGCTGAGAATGTTCCAGCAGCTAGAAACGATATCTTAGCTAAAAGATTCGGTATTCCTATGGAAGGATATACTTACTTCTTTACTTATAACGAAACTATACCACATAGAAAGCATGATTTTTGGAATATGTCTTGTTCTATGGGCGCAGACTTATCACAGGGTGATGACTTCTGTGCATTTACTTTCTTATTCCCTCTGGATAGAGATGAATACGGAATAAAAACTCGGTCTTATATTTCTAGTAGAACTTTTGCTAAGCTTCCTACAGCTGCTCGTAATAAATACGAAGAATTTATGGCTGAAGGAAGTCTTGTAGTGCTCGACTGTACAGTTCTCGATATGATGGAGGTCTATGATGACCTATGGCAGTATATAGAGGATTGTGAATACACTGTTGAATGTTTTGGTTACGACCCTTATGGCGCAAAAGAGTTTGTAAATCGTTGGGTTACGGAGAATTCAGAATTCGGTGTCGAAAAAGTACCTCAGGGTGTTAAAACTGAGTCTATACCTCTTGGTGAATTAAAAGATTTAGCAGAAGATCGTAAACTTATATTTGACCAGTCTCTTATGCAGTTTGCTATGGGTAACTGTGTTACACTGGAAGACACAAACGGTAACAGAAAGCTTCTTAAGAAGCGTTACGAAGAAAAGATAGACAACGTAGCTGCTCTGCTGGACGCATGGGTAGCATACAAGTTAAACAAAGAATTGTTTGAATAACGGTTTGAGGGTTCATTTCATATGGACTTTGGGAATCTTTAATGGCTCCCCTTTTTATCACATGGTGGTGGAATAGGTAGACACTATCGAGTGAGAGTTGAAGATAGAACATGATGCACTTTTCGGTGAAATGTGATGCTTCAATATGTAAGGTGCAAATCCTTACCCGTGTGATTTATTATTAAGATTAAAGGAGGCGATATTTCAGTGGATTTCAAAGAATATAGTGCTGCTTTTCATGAACAAAATGATGATATTTTGCATTACGGTATCAAAGGAATGCATTGGGGTATTCGTCGTTATCAAAATCCTGATGGGAGTCTTACTGAAGAAGGTAAAAAACGATATTCTGAAGAATTATTAAGAAATACTAGATCTAGTAATGTTGAAAAATGGGGTAAAACACCAGAGACAAATATATTATATGTGACAGGTATGAGTGGATCTGGTAAATCAACTTTGTCAGAGACATTGGCTAAGAAACACAATGCCGAGGTAATAAATTTAGATTCTTATTTGTCGATGATGAGTAAAGAATCTGCAAAACAAATGCAAAATAAGAATTTTAATAAGTATCTTGATCAAAATATTAAAGATTGGCGAAAAGTTTTAAACAAAGACGGAAAATTAGATTATAAGAAAGTGGATCAGATAGCAAAAGCATCTGAAAATTTTTCTAAACAATTATATAAAGATAAAAAGAAACTAATAATAGAAGGCGTACAATTAATGGACACCACTTTCTATGAGGATAGAAATTTTTATAAAGATAAACCTTATATGCTAGTTAATACGTCAGCTTTTAAAAGTTTAATAAGAGGTAATATGAGAGATGAGATGAAAGGTTTTGATGCTTTTTATAGGATTCCTTATTATTATAAAAATAGTAAGGAAATAAAGAAACTTATAAAAGATTTGAATCTTAACAAATAAAAGGAGGACAACTACAATGGCTGATATTCCCCAGAGTAGAACAGAAGAAATCCTCTATGCTACTATTAACGGCGAAGAGTATACAGGCCTCCCGGAAAGTAGAATAGAAGAGCTCTTGTTGGAGCTGAAAGAAGTAATAGAAGAAGGCGGCGGAGGCGGCGGTGGAACTTCTACAATTGCATGGAAACCCACCGTAGCAGCAGACGGCACTATATCTTGGGTCAGAACCGCATCAGAAACCAAACCTGACGATCAGAATATTAAAGGTCCTAAAGGTGATACTGGTGAGACGGGTGCAAAGGGTGATACCGGCGAAACTGGTTCTCAGGGTCCTAAAGGTGATGACGGTGATCCGGGATTAGGTATCAAACTTGTTTCAATAAATCAGCAGGGTCATCTTATAATTACATATGATGATGACACTACTCAAGATGCAGGAGCTATTCCTGGAGGTGGTGGAGCTGTTGATCCTCCAGTAATAAATTTGGAAGGAATAGCGTCAGAAAATGACGTCAACACCAAATCAGCGACGTTCACTGCTGCTAGCACTGCTGCATATTTACTGATTGAAGTAATAGCTGGAGATTCGTTCCCGGTAATTACTTCGTCTTCTGCAACTGTAAACGGAGACAACGTAAATCTAAAGGAATATTACGCTGACTCAGCGCATATTAATTCAAAATATGCAATATTAAATCTCAAAGCTGGAGATGTTGTAGCGGCTAGTGTAAGATCGTCAATCGAAGCATACGGAACTTCAGTTTCTATTATGTTCGTTAGACTATCTTCACCTATACAGAATCTGGTTTTAAAGGGTTCTGATGCTAGAACATACGGCGATTGTTCAGTTGAGATTAATGCTGATAAGGATGGTTTCTATTTGCTATTTTTCTTTGATCGTCACAATGGTGTTGGTACTTTCAAGACTATAGAGTTGAATGGCAAGACCATTACCAAGAATAAGATAGTATGTTCGTCAACTGGCTGGCAGGTAAGTCAAGGCATGTGCATTGCTAGTGCTAAAGCCTTGGATACATTTAGTGTTTCCCATCAGGCTAATGGATATGCTGATGCCGTTGGTATATTCTATGTTGAAACCGGCAGCGATGTTATAAGTTATTCAGACTTAACCGACAAACCCCAGATAAACGGTGTTGAATTAAACGGTAATAAGAATGCTGCTGATCTTGGATTAGTAAATGCTGTATCTGGCAAGGGTCTGTCTGCAAACGATTTTGACAATTATTATAAGTCAAAGTTAGACAATATACAGCCTAGTGCTAACCGTATATATAGAAATTCATACACATTGAGCGTAAATTCATGGATACAGACGCAGGTAGGAGTTGAGTATGTTATAAATTTAGACCCTCTGCTGGATGCTAGTTTTGGGGCTAAAGTTAAGTTGGGGACAACAACTAATAACGACTACCCTTCGGATGATGAGATTTATGCTTATAACGAGTGTATAGAGGGTGGTTATCTCTTTACGGATGTAATAGGTGATAATCCGTCAAGCACATTAACGATATACGCAACACAAATACCTTATCGCAAAGAAGATGGTACAAGCATACCCTTAAAGATATGGGTTGAAGGTCTTGTAAAGGAGGTGTAACTACATGAATGTAAACATAGAAAAGTATTTTAAACCCGATGTGTACCTTGATGATGTAGTTCATACTTCCTCTACCGCAGGTCTTTTAAAGAATGATGGCACAGTAGATACCACAAGCTATGCCACTTCTGCCAGCGTAACAGCGATCACCGATGGACAGTCCATAGACAGCTTTAGTGATGTAGAGACAGCTTTAGCTGGGAAAGCTAACGCAGAGCCATACCTTGAGCAGTCTGTCACCCTTTCCACAAGTCAGACAACGACAGTGACTTTTACAGATGCGAGGATATTAGCGACAAGTTTTATTGACCCTGCTATAAGCGTATGGGGCATCTTCCCTGAAGATGTAACGGTAGCAAATGGCTCATGTACGGTAGTAATGCCAAAGGTATCAACAGCGCAGACCGTAACTGTCGGCATATTCATAAAGAGGTGATAGCTTATGGCAATGTTTATCGTAAAGCCGTGGTATAGGAAGAAAAACCCAGATGATTACTTTGACCCTGTAACACATATAGCGACAGAAGAAAATTTTATCAAATTTCTTGAGTGTGGTGTGTATGACAGTAAGTATATAGGGTATAAGGTACAGTTGGGGAATAGCACCGACTACAATAACGGGTTGTGGGTTATTGCAGATGTTAATCATGATTCAGCTAATACAGGTCAAACTAATTGCTATGATTTAATGAGTTCATATATTTTTTCACCACGAAGCCAATCTTATAATATATGGAGATCTTCGACAGTTAGAACTTGGCTTAATAATACATTTTATTCGGGTTTCAGCAATGATTTTAAATCTCATATTATTAATATGAGATATGAAAGCAATTATTCTTGGTATTCAGATGATAAAATAATACTGCCCAGCAAAGTAGAATTGGGTGGTATAACTGGTAATGTAACAATAAAAGAAGGTATTAAGTATCCCCAATTTACTACAGATACAGCACAATATGGTGATTCTAGTCGCAATGCAACAAGAATCAGAAAAATATTTCAATCTGATTCTAGTGAATGGTGGTGGACACGATCAAAATCGGATAGTAGCGGATTATGGTCAGTTTATACTGATGGTCAGTTCATGAGTTATCCACCACAGCATTCATTTTATTTATTACCTTTATTCAGAGTCCAATAAGTATGATAAATATACAAACTTGTATTTTAAAGGAGGAAAACAAAAATGAAATACTACGTTGTAAAATTACTCACTAATACGGAAGGACAGGATGGGTCAAGTGTTACCGCTTATTCATCAGAAAAAGATGCAAGAGTGGAATATCACAATACACTTGCGGCTTTCCACAATGCGGAAGATGTACTCTATGCCATAGTGCAGATTGTCAATGAGTATGGCAACTGCGAGATAATGGAGATAGTAGACCACAAGCCTGCGCCTGAACCCGAACCCGAACCGAAAGAGAACACAGAGGAATAAGCAGCGGAGAGATAAGGTATGGAAGAAAAACCTAGAAAGAAGTTTTATATTTCTACAAAGTCTGGAAAGACTTATAGTGTAGTTGCAGACTATTTAAAGTACGAACCTGGTAAAGATAAAGACGGTATGATATTTTTCAAGAAAGAGATACCGGATCAGGTTAACGATGATAAAACTAATGTTTGGGATGTTGCTTTTGTAAAATCTTCAGACATTGAGGTTGTAGGAATAGAAACATTTATACAGGAAGATCCAATACCGGAATCTAATGAGCATATTGTAAAAGAAGTTTCCAAGGCTCTTATGAAAGTAGTCTTAGGATTGACATTGTTCTTACTAACAAGGAGATCCGCACATGTATAGATATTTTAATCCTAATCCCTGCGGCCGTGTGGTTGGTGATTGTGCCGTCCGTGCGCTGTCCGCTGCTCTAGGCTTAGACTGGGATAAGGCAAAAGATTTATTGGACGAATTCTCTAAAAACATGTGTGATATGGACTCCTCAGATCAGGTTTGGGGTGCGATACTTAGAGCCAATGGTTTCTATAAGCGTACCCTTCCTGATCATTGTCCAATTTGTTACACTACAGAGGACTTCTGTCATGACAACCCATATGGGATATTTGTCCTGTCTTTTGGCGGACATGTAGCTACCGTAATCGATGGTGTCATCTATGACAGCTGGGATTCATCAAACGAAATACCAGTATATTTCTGGCATAGGCCAGACTAAGAAAGGAGGATAAGATGGGCGCTATAGATCCTTTGGTTCAAACGCTTTTGACAATTCTCTGCTCAGTAATAGCTTCGTCCGGAGTTTGGGCAGTTGTACTCAAACTGATGGACAAGAAAGACGTTAAGACCCAGATGCTTATAGGTTTAGGTCACGATAGGATTATGTATTTAGCAACATTGTACATAAGTCGTGGAAACTGGATTACTACAGAAGAATACGAGAATCTTGTAGATTACCTTTACAAACCTTATGCAGCAATGGGCGGAAACGGATCTGCAAAACGTCTTGTAGACGAGATAAAAAAGATGGACATAAAGCCTAACGACTATGTCCCTCAGAAGGAGGTGGAATGATGAAACGAACTGGAAGCGAATGGCTTAAAGCAGCAATCATAAGAGCTATAAGAACTATGGCTCAGACAGCTCTTTCTATGCTTACGGTTGGCATGGCTATAAGTGATGTTGATTGGATCAAGTTAGTTTCGGTTTCGGCCGTAGCCGGTTTGATTTCAATACTCACTTCTTTAGCTACAGGACTTCCGGAAGCAACTACTGAAGGGGAGATCACTATAGATACCAAATCTGACGATGCATCTGGCTTGTTAGGTTTGTCTATAGACAAAGATGTTAACAAAGAACTTCTGGAAAAGTTTAAGGCTCAGGGTCACATAAATCTCAGAGTCAAATAACTTCAAAATGAGAGTGGGAGGTAAGTTATATGCCCGAAGAAGTAAACTATTATGGTCTCGTTAACAAGCCACCCATTGACGAGATCATAAATCTAGATTTAGTTAACAAACCAGATATTCTGGAGCATCATGGAATTTTAAAACAAAGATGGGGTATCAGAAGATATCAGAATCCAGATGGCACGTTGACGGAAGAAGGAAAAGCTCGTTTAAGAGCTAGACGCCAGAAATTTGAAGCCAGAGAAGCCAAAAAGAAAATAAGAGAAGAAAAAAGAGAAGCCAGAGCAAAAGCTCGAAAAGAAAAACGCTTGAGAAATCCCGATCCTAATTGGATAAACAAAAATATGCATAAACTTACTAATGAAGAGATTAGTAAAGCTATTGAACGAATTAAGATGAAGAAAACTATGGAAGATATTCAGAAAGAGCGTTTACAGATCGGTAAAAATAAAGCCGATACCATTATAGGTTATGGCGACTCTTTAAATAATATTTTGAGATTCATAAATTCTGATGCTGGTAAAGCTATGCGTCAGAAATTAGGATTTAGTACTGATACAATATTCGATTTTAATAATCAAGAGAGGAAGAAACAGGAAGAAGAGCATAAAGAAAAAGAATGGAATGAATATAAACGTAAAGAAGCATTCCGGCGCGAAAAGGATTTTGAGGATTGGAGTAAGAAAGATACTTGGAAACGTGATAAGGATATGGAATACGATAAAAAGAAACGAGACGCTAAAGAAAATTCTTCGTGGACCGATTTCGATTATACTTTCAAAAATTATGATCTCAATAATCATTCAGATTTTGGGTCTGAAAGTAAGTCTGCTTTCGATGATGAGGATGAAGAAAAGAAAAGAAAAAGAAAAAAGAAATAATAAGTGAAAACTATAGGGACCGAAGTCCCTATTAGTCTTATCCTAGCAGGATAAGACTATTCTTAATAACCAGATGATATCTGGTATACTGGCTATAAAGCAGCCAGTACCGCTTGTTATGATGAGCATCGCTATTACGTTGCCCAATAATTCTTTATCTTCTTTTCTCATATCTTTCTCCTTTCGTTGTCTATGAGGCCTACTATATCCTCATTATAATCCTTGAAAAAACCATAGGGGCCGAAGCCCCAAAGGTTTTATTAGAACCCTCACGGGTTCTTTTCTGTCTGTACGCTGATTTCGTCAGTCAGGTACAGATCGTGTTGTATCGTTTCCCAAGTTATTGTTATCTTGGGAACTTTCAGTTTCATACCACCGCTATACATAGAGGTGGCGATGCCAAATCCCATTATTATTAGCATTACGCTGATAATAAGTCCTACTAAAAACATTTTTATTCTTTTCATATCTTTTCTCCTTTCGTTTATGCCAGCCCAATTGCTGGTCATTATAAGAGGTGAAAAAAATAATAATGGGCTTAGAAGCCCATTATCTTCATAATACTCTCTTCCAAGAGTATTACTACTATGCTTAAACTTATTGGTGCCATGTTTATGCACCTCCTTTCTTAATTTAGACAGACTATCTCTGTCATTATAAGAGGTGAAAATGTTATGGTATATTTCAAGCACAAAGGTAATTTTTCAGCAACTTTAAAGTTTTTTAATCACATTCTTAAGAGAGATTATCTTAATCTTCTTAATAAATATGGTCATGAGGGCGTTTTAACTTTACAGGCTAACACGCCAATAGACACGGGACGTACAGCTATGTCTTGGACTTATGAAATAGTCGAAGATAAAAGTAAAGGATTGATAGAATTACGTTTTCTCAACGAAAATGTAGTGGACGATTGGGCGAATGTAGCTATATTACTTCAGTATGGTCATGCTACTAGAAACGGTGGTTGGGTAGAAGGAATAGATTACATAAACCCGGCGTTAAAACCTATCATGGAAAAACTAGCCGAACAAGTTTGGCTAGACATAACTGAATAAACTTCAAGTTAATTCATCAAAATGGGAGGAGAGGCCGATGCCATCTATAGTTGAAAGAGTAAAAAAGGCGTGGAATGTGTTTAAAGGAACAGATCCAACCTACGATTATTCTCCTGCGACTTTTAGAATGGACTACGGTCCATCGTATTCATATCGTTCGGATAAGTTTAGACCGATTTCTGGCACTGACCGAACTCTCGTTACCGCTATTTATGAGCGTATAGCGATAGATGTAGCTGGCGTCAGAATGATGCATGCTAAGAAGAACGATAATGATCAATACGTAGACACCATACATTCAGGACTTAATAAATGCCTGAATTTATCAGCTAATATAGATCAGACTGGTCGAGCATTTATGCAGGATCTTGTTATGTCTATGTTTGATGAAGGTGTCGTCGCAGTTGTTCCTACATATACTGACGTCGATATAAGGTATAATTCTGCTTTTGAAGTATATGAACTTCGCACAGCAAGAATTAAAAATTGGTTTCCGGAATATGTAAGAGTTGAAATTTACGATGATGAAAGTGGTCGCAAAAGAGAAGTTATGTATCCTAAAAAATCTGTAGCTATAATAGAAAATCCATTCTATGCTGTTATGAATGATCGAAATTCTGTTGCTAAACAGATTATTAGGAAAATGAGTCTTATGGAATCCATCGACGAACAAGCTGCTGATTCTAAACTGGATCTTATTATTCAGCTTCCTTATGTTATTCGTTCAGAAAAACATAAACAACAGGCTGAAGAACGAAGAAAAGACGTAGAACAACAGTTAGCCGGATCTAAGTATGGTGTAGCATACACAGATGGTACCGAAAAGGTAATACAGCTTAATCGTTCTTTGGAAAATAATTTATTGAAGTCCATAGAGTATCTTATGGACATACTTTACAGTCAGCTAGGCGTTTCCAAAGCCATCTTAGATGGCACCGCCACCGAACAGGAAATGCTTAACTATAGAAACAACACGTTAGAGCCCGTTTTATCAGCTATATCGGACGAATTTACCAGAAAGTTCTTGACTTCGACCGCTATAACTCAGAAACAGGCTGTAACATTCATACAGCAACCGTTCAAATTAGTTCCTACTAACAACATAGCCGAAATTGCAGATAAGTTTAGTCGTAATGCGGTTCTGTCAGCTAACGAAATCCGTTCTATTATAGGATACAAACCGGTAGAGGATGAGAAGGCAAACGAATTGCGTAACAACAACTTAAATCCACAGGACGGCGAAGAGTTCCCGGTTGTTAGCGAAGACGGAGGTACTGGTAATCCAGCAGATCCAGGTGCATCAGAGCCTAATCCGTTACAAGTAGGCGAATCGATTGCTAAAAATTTACTAGGTATTTAGTAGAAAGGAGATACATCAAAATGGGAGCAAAGTACGATTTTGGTGGTGTCGCCACTAAGTATGAAACACTTTGTGCCGATGGATTAACAATTCATAAAGGCGCGTTTTCAGACTGTGACGGCGCAAAAGTGCCTCTCGTATGGAATCATCAGCATAATAATGTTGATAATGTGCTTGGTCACGCTGTTCTCGAGGATCGTGGAGACTATATTTATGCACATTGCAAACTCAACAACTCTGCTGCTGGTCAGAAGGCTAGAGAAGTTATAGCTAATGACGATATAACAGCATTGTCAATTTATGCTAATAATCTTTCCAAGAAAGGCAAGAATGTAATGCACGGCGTTATCAGAGAGGTTTCTTTGGTTCTTGCCGGCGCGAATCCTGGAGCTTTGATCGATCAGGTGTCTATAGCTCATGCTATGGGCTATACTGATCCGGATGAAATAGCGGATCTTGATCTTGATGAGGCTTATATTTATCATGGCCTCGATGATGCTATTGACATCGATGAAGAACAGGAAGATGAAAATGAATCGGAAGATGAAGACGAATCAGAAGATGCAATAGAGCACGCTGATGAAGAACCATCGGAAGAATCAGGATCTGATCTTAGTCCAGAAGAGATTTATAACACGTTGAACGACGATCAGAAAGCTTTACTTTATGCAATGTTAGCTGAAGCTGCTAACGGTGGCAGCGGAAATAATGAAGAGGAGGAAAAAGAAGTGAAACACAATATGTTTGATACCGATGGTTACACAAACGACGGCCCTGTTCTGTCACTTGCAGACAGGCAGCAGATTCTTAAGGATGCTAAGCGTCTTGGATCGCTTAAGGAAGCTCTTAAGCATCACATGGAGGACGAGGACGGTATTTTAGCTCATGCTATTATTCCGTCACCTAACTACCCTCAGAATGAGGATGGAACTACTCAGGAATATGGTATTGCAAACATTAACTGGCTGTTCCCTGAGCCTAAGGCGGTTGCTACCGGAGCGCCTGCTTTTATCGAGAGAGACAGAACTTGGATCTCTCATCTGATGGGTTCTGTACATCACACTCCTTTTGCACGTGTTAAGATGATGTTCGCTGACATCACCGAAGATGAAGCTCGTGCTAGAGGTTATATGAAGGGTAAGAAGAAGATCGAAGAGGTGTTCACCCTGCTGAAGAGATCGTTTGGTCCTCAGACTGTCTACAAGAAACAGAAACTGGATCGCGATGATATTGTAGATATTACCGATTTCGATGTTGTTGGCTGGATCCGTGAGGAGATGCGCTTCATGCTGCAGGAGGAAATTGCTCGTGCAATCCTTGTAGGTGATGGACGTAATCCTGCTTCTGATGATAAGATTCAGGAGTCTTGCATCCATCCTATCTGGAATGATGATGAGCTGTATACCATTAAGGTTCGTCTGCCTCTGGTTCAGAACGAGACCGAAGCTGCTCGTGCTAAGAGGATTATCCGTGCTTGCATCAAGGCTCGTAAGGATTACAAGGGTAGCGGCAATCCTAAGATGTTCACGACTGCTGATGAGCATACTGAAATGCTGCTTCTTGAGGACGGTAATGGCTACAGCCTGTACAAGACTGATAGTGAGCTGGCTACCAAGTGCCGCGTAAGCGAGATCGTTGAGGTTCCTGTAATGGAAGGTCTTACCGAGACAGTAACCGATACACAGGCCGGAACTTCTACCATTTATCAGGTAGCCGCTATAATAGTTAATCCTGCAGATTACAATGTCGGTACGGATCGTGGTGGCGAAGTTAACACCTTCGAAGATTTCGATATCGACTACAACCAGCATAAGTATCTGATCGAGACCAGAGTTTCTGGTGGTCTGGTTCGTCCTAAGTCTGCTATCGTTATCGAGATCGAAGCTCCTTCACAGGGCGGCTGATAAACATCAAAATGAGAGTGAAAGGTAGGTAAAAGTATGACGGCTACAAAGTTTTATGGTAAGGTCGCTTATGCTGTATTGGAAGAAGTTGTTCCGGGCAAATGGAAAGAGACTATTACCGAACGTCAGTACCGTGGTGATGTTACTAGAGTATCTAGAAGACTGCAAACCGCGGACAAAGTTAATGATGATATTCGTATAAATAACGAAATCAGGATCTTGGCCGATGCTTTTGCCTACCAAAACTTTCAAAACATCCGATACATAGTATGGATGGATACAAAATGGAAGGTCGAAGGTGTAACGGTCGATCGTCCGAGATTAGTCTTACAGATAGGAGGTGAGTATAATGGCAGCACTGGACCGCAGGCTTGAATTGGACGCTATTTTGCGTAAAGTGTTAAACAACAATAATACTTATTTTGAGCCGCCAGCATCTGTTATTATGCATTATCCTTGCATCAGGTACAGTAGATCACATATAGACACTGTTTATGCTGATAACAAATCTTATCTTAGACATAAACGTTACGAACTGATACTTATTTACGAAGATGCAGATGATGATTTGCCAGATAGGCTCATGGACGAGCTAACAGTCACTCATGACAGACATTATGTCGCTGACAATTTGCATCATGACGTCTTCACAACGTATTTTTAAGGAGGAAAAAACAAATGGCTAAATTAGCTTGGGATCTTACTGGTCAGCATCTGTATGAAACAGGTACAGATCATGGTGTAGTTTATCCTGCTGCTTCTGATGGTACTTATCCTAGGGGATATGCTTGGAACGGTATTACTGGATGGACTGAAAGCCCTTCAGGTGCGGACGAGACCGCTCTGTATGCAGATAACATTAAGTACCTTTCACTGAGATCAGCGGAGGAGTTCGGTGCAACTCTTACTGCTTACACTTATCCTGATGCATTTGCAAACCTGGATGGTTCTGCTGCACTTATGGACGGTGTTAAGATCTATCAGCAGGCAAGAAAGAGTTTTGGTCTTGCTATTCGTACCCTTATCGGTAACGATATCGATAGCAATGATCATGGTTATCTGCTTCACCTTGTGTATGGTTTAACTGCTTCTCCTTCAGAGAGAGGCTACAGCACTGTTAACGATAGTCCGGAGGCAATTGAGTTCAGCTGGGAAATGAAGTCTGTCCCTGTTAATGTAACTGGTTATAAGCCTACCAGTATTATCACGATCGATAGTACCAAGGTTAATGCTAACAGGCTCGCTGATCTTGAGGATGTTATCTATGGTACTTCTGCCGGTGATAGGTATTTCCTTAGCGACGATACTACTGTTGACAGCAGCAAGACCTATTACACCAAGGGTTCTGATGGAACATACACCGAAGTATCTGAGCCTACCGGGGATCCTCATACTTCTAATTACTATGAGAAGAAGACCCTTACTGATGCAGAAGCTCGTCTGCCGCTGCCCGATGAAGTTATTGCAATCCTTAACGGAACTGCTAACAACATCGGCGGTTGATGATTAGGGCAAAATCATCAAAATGATAGTATAACAAGTTGTTTATAGCGGGGAGATTTGAATGTTGTTTTGCTCCTTCTGGACTTTCAGGTCTTCCCGTTATATTTTATAGAAGGAGGAAAGAAAAATGTTAACTAAAGCTATTACTTATACCGATTACAACGGTAACAAAAAGACAAAAAATTTCTATTTTAACCTTACCCGGACAGAATTGGCTAAGATGGAATTAACCAATAAGGCCGGTATGGAAGAAACAATCAAGCAGATGATCAACGAAGATGATCGTGAAAAGATAATAAATCTGTTTGAGACTCTGGTTCTCGGTTCTGTAGGTGAGAAGAGCGCTGATGGTGAGCGTTTTGAGAAGTCCGATAAGATTCGTCAGGATTTTGTCAACCATCCGGCGTATGATATTTTGTTTATGGAGCTGATTTCTGATAGTAAGTCTATGTCAGACTTCATAAACGCTATACTTCCTAGTGACTTAGTAGAAGCCACGAAGAGTAACACGAAGACTATAAACGACATAATGGGATACGAAGTTGTTCCGGATGATAAGATCAAATCTATCAATTCTGGCAACTAATAAAATATGAGAGGAGAAAGAGAATGCCCTTAACTATTATAATTCAGCCTAAAGAACTTTTTGACGAAGTTAATAATAGGTTCATCAACGTTAAAGAAACGCATTTAGTTTTGGAGCATTCTCTTATTTCCATCTCTAAATGGGAATCAAAATACAAAAAGCCTTTCTTAGTAGAAGGGTCATTAAGCAACATAGAAGAAGTACTTTATTATATAAAATGTATGACTATAACACCTCAAAATGTTGAGGATGTAGTGTATACTTGTATAACAGAAGATCAAATAAAAGAGATAGTAGCATATATAAATGATCCTATGACCGCTACTTGGTTTAGTGATGATCCAAATCAAAAAGGAAAGTCTCGTAAGAAAGAGATCTTAACATCAGAAGTAATATATTGGCAAATGATTGCCCTTCAAATTCCTCAGGGATTTGAAAAGTGGCATTTAAATAGATTATTAACTTTAATTCATGTTTGCGCGGCAAAGAATGAGGAACAATATGGCGATAAGAAGAAAATGAGCAAATCAGATCTTCTTAAGAGAAATGCAGCATTAAATGCTCAACGAAGAGCTAAGATGCATACAAAAGGATGAGGAGGTTCTATCGATGAGCGTTATAGATTTCAAAGAATACTCTGAACTTTATCATCACGGAATTAAAGGACAAAAATGGGGTGAACGGAATGGACCGCCTTATCCTCTCGATCGTCAAGTATCAATGAAGGTTACAGCTTCAGCTAAAGGTGAAGAAACAAGAGGAGTGTTCAATCCTAGACAACTTAAAACATTATCTTATCATAATAAAGAGCTTGAACTTGCTAAAAAGGCATTTAATATAGTAGAAGAAGTTGAAAGAAGACGATTATCAGATGGCAGTTCTGTATTTTTTAGTCCTGCTAAATGCTTTTCTGATATATCTCCAGATGAAAGAAGAAGCGGTAAAGGCGATCAAGGTTTAGCCAAAGATTGGCTGCTTGATAAAAAAGAGTCTATTGAAGATAGTACAAAAAATTGCAATCCTGGATATGGAAAATGGGGAACTACTAATAACTGTACTAGATGTGCTGCAACCATGGAATTAAGACAAAGAGGAATGAATGTTATAGCTGCTAGATCAGCAACTGGATGTTCTCCATTTGAAAATGAAACATGGTTTAAAGGAGCTAAAACTAAAGGTTATGCTTCTATGCAAGAAATGATGCGTGACATACTTAAACAAGGTCCTGGAGCTTCTGGATCATTAGCCGGATATTTTGGTAATGGATTAGGATCAGGTTCTGGTGGTCATTCTGTACATTATAAAGTTGATGGACGACACATAACAATACAGGATGGACAAAGTGGAAAAACCTATAATAATTTTTCTCAATTTTGGAAAGAAATGAAATTTCATAACGGGGGATGCTTTGCAACAAGATTAGACAATTGTCAACCAAATTTTGAAGCGATGAGTAGTGATTCTGTTTTTGGAATAGGATCTGCAGGTAGAGCTTTAGGAAATGGTGAAGGTTTTTATGATGACAATCAAGTATACAACGTTGGTATGAATTATTATAAAGATAGAAGAGGATATTGATTATGAATAATATTATCAATTCTTTAAAAAAACAAATAGAATCTTCTAAAAAAGGTTCTTTGTACAAAGTTTATAAGGTAACCGATACTATGTATATCTTTTCTGTAGTGCCAAAAGGAGAAAAACCTGAAGAAATTACTGATAATTTCTTTTTATACTTGGTCAACAAGAATGTTTGTCGCGAGTTTGCTCCGGCAGAAAACATGAAGATGTTTAATTATGCTTTGAAGCATAAAATATATGGATAAGGAAGTTATAAAATGAACGATTTCAGAGAATACAGTGCAGCTTTTCATGCACAGAATGACGATATTCTTCATTTCGGTATTCTTGGTATGAAGTGGGGTGTAAGACGTTATCAGAATGAAGATGGTACCCTTACAGAAGCTGGAAAGAAGCGATATAATAAGTTAAAACAAAAAGTAGAAAGTCTTAAAAATCCAGATGGATCCTGGAATGATAAAGCTTTAAAGATGAATAAGAAAGCAACTAAATATGGTTTTGAAACGAGAGAAGAAAGAGATAAAAGATACGAAGAAATAAATAAACGGAATAAGCGTTCAACTGATGCTTTAGAAGATTCTGGTTTTTCTCGCGATGAAAATGACGATTTTACCAAAAAAGTTAGTGTTAAGGACTCTAATGGAAATAATAAGAAAATAGAATTTTCTGTAGATCAAGATAATGACTCAATTAAAGATGACAAAGGTGAATTAAAAAGATCCATTAATGATTTTTCTAAGAATTTTTCAGAACATGAAAAAGTCATAAGATCTCAAATTAAAAAAGATCTTTATGAAAGAATTGAAAAATACAATTATGACGACGAAGATAAAAAATATTTTAAAAAAATGGCCCAAAATATGGGAAAAGGTTATTTTAATGTTCGATATATAGGTCCCGACGATTTTCAGATATATCTCGATGACGGTGTAGATGATTGGTTTCTTCCAAGTTTTGAATATGATGCTAAACATAAAAAGATAATAGGTGGAGTTGCTTTAGACGATTAACATTAAAATAAAAACGCAAGGAGATCAAAATGGATAAAGTAGTGTCTGATATTTTAAAAAACTTTAAAAGCGAAGGTGAAGTAGCCTTGATAGCAAAAGTCGGAGACGAGTATGTGTTTACTTTATCCGATAAATCTGGAAAACCTTTGTTAGACGCTTTCTATTCATATAAGAATGGAAAAATACAGCCTTGGAAAGGTCAAAACGATATGAAGAAGATATCAGCTTTAATAAAAGCTCCAGCTTTGTACGAAAGGGGAAAGTGATGTATAATGATTTTAGAGAATACAGCGCAGCTTTTCATGCAAAACAGTCTGATATTTTACATTTTGGCGTAAAAGGCATGCGCTGGGGCGTTATTCGTTGGAAAGACAAATTTGCTAATATGTTCCAGCGATATAAACGCGAAAATTCATTTGGTGACGAACGAGATGCCACTAAAGACAAAATCGTAGATGAACGTACCGTATCCAATATGGGAAACATGGCTATTAGAACAGGAACGAGAAGATTTTCTAATAAATATAGGGATCAATCTCAATTGTTGAAAGCGAAATCTCAACTTTTGGAGTCCAACGGAGAATCTGAAACATCCAAGAAAATATTTTCTGATTCTAAAGATTATATGAAAAAGTCTGAAGAATTAAAAAAGATGAGTGAACTGTATGGACGTAACTGTCCAAAAACAACTTTAGCATTGGAATTAAAAAAGAGAGGTATAGATGTTAATGCTAAAGCTAAAACTAAACCCATTCCAGATGATGCTATAGCTAATATTTACGTTAATGAAAAGAAAACAAAATGCAAATCTAATAAAGATTTTTTCGATTCTAAAAACTATGGTAAACCGGGAGACCATGGAGCCATAAGGGGAGCATATCCAGATGGTCAAGGTCATATCTTTAATTATACAGTTCTTAAAGATGGAACTGTTCAACTTGAAGATGCTCAAAGTGGTAAAGTTATGAGTCTTGAAGATGCTAGAATACAAAAGAATATGAACATAGATAGTTTTACAAGTGGATATATATTAAATCTTACGAATGCTGAAATAGATATGGATGAAGTTCGAAAATTTGACATGTTTACAGTTAATGAACAAAACGGAAGTGCTATGAAACTAGCTCAGTATGAACGTAATGTTAAAAAATACATTAAGAATAAGAAACGTGCCGAAAAATGGATGAGGAATCTTGCTAAAGGTTTAGATAAATTAAAAGGATTGTTTAAAAGGAGGTAGTATAAAACGTGTATAATGATTTTAGAGAATATAGCGCTGCCTTTTATGACAAGCAGTCTGATATTTATCATTATGGCGTAAAAGGCATGCGTTGGGGTGTTATTACGTGGATAGACAAACTAAAACAACGATTAGGTTATGGTATAGGTAATAAAAGAGATTCTAGAAACGACAAAGTTTTAAATGAACGAGATGTTGTTAACGTCGGAAATTCGAATCTTATGAAATTGTCTTTAAAAAATGCAATCACCAATTTAGAAAGCAAGAAAGATTATGATCAAAAGGCTACAGACCTTTTACTTAAAGATCCGACTTCAAATGCTGGTAAAAGATGGCTTGATAAATCCAAACAAGCTTACGATAAAGCATTAATAGAATTTGATTCTTTTAAAAAATTTAGTGAAAATTGTCCTAACTGTGCGTTAGCAGTAGAACTTCGTAAAAGAGGAATGGATGTTAAACCGAAAGGAACTGGTGGAAAAACTGCTGAACAAATACATGATGTTTATGTTAACGAAAAAACAAAAACATGTAAAAATAATAAAGATTTTTGGAATGCAGCTAATTATGGTAAACCAGGCGATCATGGAACTATATTAGGTATGTATAGTAACATCAAAGGTGGACATACGTTCAATTATACAGTTCTTAAAGGTGGAAAAGTTCAATTAGAAGACGCTCAAACTGGTCAAATAATGACACTTGAAGAGGCCAGACGAAGCGGCGATATGAGTTTATCGTATTTTCAGTACGGCGAGATAGTGAATTTAACCAAAGCTGAAATAGATATGAATGCAGTTCGTAAATTTAACATGGTAGACATGTCAAATTATAGTAATGGCAATGATATGAAACTTCGCCAATATGAAGCGAAAGTAAAGAAGTTCGTTGCTAATAGAAAGAAAGCCGAAAAGTTTTTGCTTGGTATCATAAATCGTTTAAGTATAAGAAAGAAATCGTATTTGTAAAGCGATGAAAAATTTCATCAAAATAAAAGTACAAGGAGGGCTAAATGGCTACAGAAATTGATAAAAGAGTTGTGCAAATGCAATTCGATAATAAAGATTTTGAAAAGAATTGTAAACAATCTCTTACTACACTCGAAAAGCTTAAGATGGCCCTTAATTTCGATGGGGCTAAAGGTCTCGAAACAATGGGTAAAGCAGCGTCTAAGGTTGATTTATCGAACCTTTCAAAAGGAGCAGACGCTGTTAAAGTTAAATTCGATGCTTTACAAATAGCTGGTATGACAGCTATTCAGGAACTTACAAGAGGGCTTATAAATTTTGGAAAGAATGTATGGAATAATACATTTGGTCAGATAAAGACTGGGGGTTGGGCTAGAACTCTTAAGATTGACCAAGCCAACTTTCAGATGAAAGCTTTAGCTGAAAATCTTGACATAATAAAAAGTGGAGCTATGGATGTCACTCAGTATATGGATAAAATGAGTGATTCCATTTCTGAAGCAGTTAATAATACCGCTTATGGTTATGACGCTGCTGCATCAATAGCTTCTCAGTTAATGGCTTCAAACATAACGAATGCCGATGAGATGTACAATCATCTTAGAGCAGTAGCAGGTTCCGCTGCTATGACCGGTCGTTCGTTTGAAGAATTAGGTTTCATCTTTACAAGAGTGGCTTCAAATGGTCGAGTAATGGGCGATGATCTTCAAAGTTTCTCATCCAGAGGTCTGAACTTAGCTTCTATTTTAGGTAAAGAACTTAATAAAACAGAAGCTGAAATAAGAGATATGGTCTCAAAAGGAAAAATTACATTCAAAGATTTTTCCGATGCTCTTTACAAGGCTTTTGGTGAAGCTGCAGGTAGAGCTGATGAAACATGGTCAGGTGTTACTTCAAATGTCCGTGCGCAGCTTTCGAGAATAGGTCAGTTGTTTACTGACCCTATGGTTAAAAATTTAATACCGGTTTTAGCAGAATTAAAACTTCGTATTAAAGATGTTAATAAGGCTTTACAGCCAGTAGCTAATACTTGGACTAAGTTTTTTGAGTACGTTACTAAGAAAATGAAAACTTTTCTTGAAACGTTTAAAGCTACTGGTATAAAAAATATTATACACAGTATAGAAAACGTCCTTGTCGCTTTAATAGAGATCATATGGACTATTGGTCGTGCTATAAGAGAAGTATTTCCTACTGAAGTTCAGAACGAATTTAAATCTGGATTACAAGGACTAGAAATGTTCACAAGAACTCTGATACCGTCAAAAGAAGCTCTTGAAGATTTTAAAGAAATAATCAAAGCTATTTTAATACCTATCAGAGCATTATGGACCATAGGTGTAGCGGTTGTTAAATACGCTATAAAACCTATGCTTACTGTTTTTATAAACTTTTTATCAGTTCTTGTTAAAGTCGGTTATGCGTTTAAACCAGTTATAAAAGCTTTACTTGATATAGTATCAGACGGTACATTTATATCAAATGTGCTTGAGATCGTAGTTAGCACACTGGTTGCCATGTCTGATATTTTATTAACGATACTCGATTGCGTTATAGAATTGATAGCATCCTTAACAAGATCTGGAACTTTCCAATTAATATTGGATTTCTTAACTGTAGCAGCGCATCTATTAGGTAAAGTAATAGTTGGTGCTCTTGAAATTATATTTGGATTAGTAAATCTCATACTTAATGTTATAAATCCTTCTAGAATAGAGGCGTTCTTCGGCTTTATTATAGATATTTTGGATATAGCCTTAGGTATGTTACTTTCGTTATACATATCTTTTACCGAATGGTTAGACCAAATGTCTCAGGGAGATACTATATTCGGAAAAATTATAGCATTCCTATCCGAAATATGGGAACTTGTTAAAAATTTGTTCGCCGGGAATGATATTTCAAATAATTTGGCTAATCTTAAGAGCATTATTGATGACCTAGGAAACAAAGTAAAAGCTGCTTGGGAAAAATTTAGAGAATTTCTACATGGTATGGATGCCGGTAAAATAATAGTTTATGCTTTTGCTATAGCTATGATATTACTTGTTCTTTCCATACGTGGATTATTTGACGCTTTAACCGATGCTGTAAAAGCTGTTACTGGTGGTATAAAAGATTTAGTCGGCATTTTCAGTGATATTCGAGGATTCTTACAAGGTATGATAAAGATGTCACCAGCATTACAAGTAATACTAGGGTTAATAGGATTACTTTGGTCATTTACAGCATGCTTTGTTATATTATCTGATCTTGAGTGGGATGGTATAGCTAAAGCCGGAGTAGCATTAGGCGCCTTCGGTGCTGGATTGCTTGTATTAGCCTTAGTCCTTTCAAAGATAAAATTTGCAGGTTTTCAAACTGCTTTACAGTTGCTTCCAGCCATTATGGGATTAGCAATTGCTATATGTGCTTCAGCAGCAGCTATAGCTATATTAGGAAGGGCCGATATTTCGTTAAAACGACTTGTACCGGCTTTGATATCAGTTGCAGCATTATTAGCTTTGCTATCGGGTGCTTTAATCTTATTACAGCTTACTGCTGGTGAGATAAACACTATTGTTAGAAAGAATATGATGGCTGAATCAAAACAAGTTATGGTGTCAGCTGGTGTCGTAATAGCTTTTGGTATATCGGTTGGTATATTAGCTATTGCTTTGTGGAAATTATCTGAATTACCTATAAAAGAGGCTATGATAGGATTAGCTTTGGTATCAGGAATGCTATTGTCTTTAGCTGGTGCTATGGCTATAATAAACTGGTCCGGAGCTAAATTCAGTTCTGCTTTGGGCATAGCTTTATTTATAGGTTCGTTTATATTATTACTCAAGTCAATACAGAAACTATCTGAGTTACCTTTCGAAGATATGATGACCGGTCTTAAAAATGCTGGCTCTGTATTGTCTATGATAGCTATATTCTTTACAGTAACTGCTATTATTGGTAAGAAGGGTGGAAATATTCTTATCCATAATATTACCGGTTTGTTCACATCGTTGGCTATACTTATAGCCGCTACAACAGCCACAATATTCTTATTGAGAAAGATGAGCACTGAAGCTATATCTAAAGGTATAGGCGTTGTTATAATGCTTTCAGTGTTATTCACTTTAGTTGTGAGGTCTCTCTTAAAGAGTTTAAATACTTTTTCCGGAGCGATGAAAACGTATAAAGACGCTAGTATCTTGAAATCGTTTTCAAAATTCTTAGCTACATTCTCTGTATGTCTTTCAGCTATAGTAGTTGCTGGTATATTAGCTAAGAAGATGGATACAGACGCTTTTGGAAAAATTATAGCCGTAATGATAGCTTTAACAGCATGTATTTGGGTTTTAGCTAAGGCTTCGGCTCATACCAAAAGAGCTAAAACTGGTGTTATTATAACATTTATAGCCGGTATAGTAGCTATGATGTCGATGATGACAGTAATGACATTAACAGATCCCGATAATTTAATGCAAGCAACTTTAGCTGTTGTCGGTTTGATCTTAGCATTATCTGTTTTAGCGTTCGCAGCCGGTGTTACAGCTGAAAGAATAGAGAAAGCAGCGAAGGAAGGTAAGGAAAGTAAGTTCAAAAACGTTGCTTTATTCGTAGCCTTCATAATGGGAGTTATAGGTATAATTTCTATACTTATTCCATTGGTAAAAACTGCTAAAGAAGCCGAATCTACTAAATTAGCAGAAGCTGCTATTGCTGTTATAGCTGTTTTGGTAACAGTTATAGTGTCTATTGGCGTGTTGGCGGCTATAGCCGATAAGGTAGAAAAACCAGACACATTACCCAAGCTTATTGGTCCTATTATAGCAGTTGCTGCAAGTATGATATTAATAGTAAAGGCTATAACTGATTTAATTCCTTATTTCAATGATCTTGAAACAAGTGTATTTGGTCTTTTAGGTGTTTCTACAGCATTAATAACATTCTTTGCTTTTGTACGGTTGTTTGAGGATTTAGTATCAACAGTTGCAGCAAGGGAAGTTACTCCTGAAAGATTAAAAGCTTTAGGTTTATCATTATTAGCTTTATCATCTGTATTTGCTGTAATAGCAGGATGTATAGCAGGATTGGTTTATCTTATTCAAGATCCATCAGGGTATGTAAACAGTTTACTAGCTTTTGGATATTTGCTAACTTCTTTTTATACTATAACAGAACAGCTTAAAACATTGATAGATAAAATGTCTAAAGATGGTTTGGAATCATCTGATTTGCTTAAAGTAGCGGGTAGTGTTCTAATGATATCTTCTGTATTAATAGTTATAGCTGGCGCTATTACAGCAATGACTTTGCTTTTGTCTAATACCAGTGGTTGGGCTACTTTTGGAGTTGTTCTTGTTTTGTTAGGCAGTTTCATACTTGTAGTTGGAGCCGTAGGATATTTAATAGACGAAATGAAGAAGAACAAATTAGAGTCTTCTGATCTAATGAAAGCTGCTGAAAGTGCTGTTTTGTTATCTTCGGTTCTCATAGTTATAGCTGGCGCTATTACAGCAATGACTTTGCTTTTGTCTAATACCAGTGGTTGGGCTACTTTTGGAGTTGTTGCAGTATTACTTATTAGCTTTGTGCTAATAGTTGGTGCTATGGGATATTTAATGGATGCGATGAAAAAGAAAGAACTGCAATCTTCTGATTTAATGAAGCTTGCCGGAAGTGTCGTTCTATTATCATCCGTATTATTAGTAATAGCATCTGCTATTTTGTTAATGAGTAAAATAGGAGGCAAAGACCCCAATGGTATGGCATCTATGCTTGCATCTTGGGTTATGCTTTTAACATCTTTTGGGCTTATTTGTTTTGCTTTATATAAACTCGCTGATAAAGGTGATTCCAAGAAATTATTAGCAGCTGCAGGATCAATAGCCATTGCTTCCACGGCATTTGTAATAATAGCTGCAGCTATGTCGGTTCTTGCTAACGCCAAAGTGGATGAAGGCTTCTGGGAGAAAATGGGAGCTTTAGTTATTCCAATGGGTCTTTTAGTAGGATTCTTTATAGCCGTAGCAGCAATCGGTGATAAAGTAAAACCTTTAGCACTGTTAGCAGCGGCTGGATCTTTAGCTATAGGTGCTATAGCAATTTTAATAATAGCAGAAGCTATGAATAAGATGGTTAACTCTTTTAAGAACGTTAGCAGAAGAGATTATAACAAGTTAGTAGAGCTTCTTACTATAATATTAGTTGTTTTAGGTATTCTTGTAGCGATAGGTGGTATAGCAGGAGCTTTCCAAACCGCTGGTCTGATATTTGTAGCAGCAATAGGTGCTATGATGGGCGCTTTTCTTTTGTTTGCTATAGGAGTTGATATTTTAGCTATCGCTGTTGAAAAATTTATTGATGCTATACTTAAAATCAATAATGTTAAGATAAAATACAATACTATAAAAGATAATTTGTCGAACGGTATACAAGGTGCTTGCGATGCAATTATCGAATCTGCTCCTAATATTTATGCCGCTTTAGAGACGTTATTCACTATAGTTTTAGCTGCTATAACTTCTATAGTAGGTTCTGTTGTGGCTTTGGGCGTAGCGTTCTTCTTAGCATTTATGGATGGTATATTAATGGCTTTACCTGAAGCATTAAGAATATTATCCAAGATAATGCAGATAATAGTCGATTGGCTCGATGAACCTGGAAATCTTGAACTATTCAGAAGGTTTTTCAGAGACATAGGCGCTATGCTTGTCGAAATCATAAGCGGCGCAATAGAAGGTCTATTCCATACTGTATTTGACTATATAGATGAAGTACATGACAAAGGAATAAAAGCGAGGAACGAAGCTGCAAAGCATCGATTTACGCAAGAAGCCAACGAAAAGATGTTTAACAAAGCATTTAATAATACCAGTGTTGGTTCCGAAAACGATATGTATTATTATATCCAACAAATGCGTATTAATCAGGAATTAATGAGTAGATATGATGAAGAATCTACAGAATATGCTAATGCTCTTAGACGTTTTGAAAATAATCGAAGTGTTGTTCATGAACAACTTCAGATGATGACCTATAATGATTGGGTTAATATGATAAATTATCTCAATGAGTACGCCAACAATGTTAAAGATGCTGGCGGAGTTCTTGATCAGGCTTTTATAGATAATGTATCATATTTACAGCATATTGCTCCTATGGAATTTAGAGATAGATTCAATGAAGCAGTTCGCGGTATAGAACCTGCAGTTGAAGAAGTCACAGAAGAAGTTAAAGATCTTAATGAATGGCTGGCGTCACCTAACACCGAAAATGTAGCTCAATTGAATGGCTCTATTGAAGGTGCTGCTGACTCAGCTATGGACTTAGCCGATTCTACTGAATTTGTTAATGAGAAATTAGCTGAGAGTGGTGAATATGCAGACACGTTCGACGATTTAAAAGATAAATTCGGTGGTGCAGCTAGTTGGATTAAAGATCAAATAAAAGGTATAAATCTAAAAGATGCCGGAAAGAAATTAGGTGTTGATGCAGCTAAGTTAGGTGCTGGTCTTGGTAAAATTACAGGATTTTCATTCGGTAATTCGTATGAAGAAGCTTCTAAACAGTATATGGATGAAGCTATGGAACAAGTTTTTGACGAAACTTCTCAAACATATAAATACAAATACGAAGTCCTTGGTTATGAAAGTGCTGAAGCTTACGCTCAAGGTATGATCGAAGGTGGCGATAGTAAGATAACCTATGCTGCTAAGAAACTATTTGATTTCTTAGGAATCAATATAGATATAGATGATACTTTGAAAAAGACTATTCCAGACATGAGTGATTTTTCGGCCGGTCTTGAAGGTATCGGAGATTCAGCAGATAAAGCTAAATCCAAACTTGAAGAGTTTAGGGACGGTGTAAAAGACTCTATAGCTGAAGCAATGCATGGAATATTTGATGAGGTATCTGAACAGGAGTATATTGATCCTGATGAAATGCTTTATCGAATGGGCGAAAACATTCGTCGTGTTGGTGAATGGGCTCGCAATATTTCCACCCTTGCTGCTAGGGGAATGTCGGAAGGTCTTCTTAACGAACTTAAAGACATGGGTCCTGCTGGAGCTGCTAAAGTTAAAGCGTTTGTCGATATGACTGATGAGCAGTTAAGACAGGCAAATATGAGATGGTCAGTAGCTGCCGATATGCCGGATTATGGTGCAAAAGAGATAGAAAAATCTTATAGAGAAGCTGGTTATATGGCGTCTCTTGGATTTTCTGAGGGTATAGACCAAACCGCAGCTAATGATGCTATGGGTGAAATGTCAGACAATGCTTTAGGCATAGTTAAAGACAAAGACCATTTTGATATTCAGTCGCCTTCTAAAACTATGGAGAAAATGGGTGTCTTTGTTACAGCCGGTTTTGCAATTGGTATGACTAATAATGTGGCTCAGCAAACTATAAGATCACATGTTCATATGTTAACCAAGATGATACTGGATTGTTTCAAAGTAGAACTTAAACCTGATATTTTCAGATCTATTGGCAACAATGTTATCAATGGATTAAATGACGGCATAGAAGCTAAAGCTCAGGCTGTTTTAGCTAAAGTTCGTTCGTTAGCTTCACAGATAGCATCGGCTTTTGCTAGAGTCCTTGCTATAAAATCACCTTCTAGAGTTATGGCCGAACTTGGCGAATATACTATGGAAGGTCTCAGCATTGGTATGGAAGACGGATCTTCAGAAGTAGAGAAAGTTACTGAACAAACCGCGAATGATATTTTAAATCAGATGAAAGCACAAATAGCCGCTATCACAAATGGCTGGTCGGAAGATAATGCTTATCAGCCTGTTATACGTCCAGTATTTGATATGGATGGTATACAAACAGGTTACAATGATATTCAGTCTTGGTTTGCTAACGCACAGGGATTAAACCTTAGTGGTAACTTAACAAGACTTACTCCGACGACTACGGACGATAGTTCTTCTAATCAGCAGATTATAGACGCTATAAACAACATCAATAACGACGATGTTGTAAGAGAAATTAATAATTTACGTGATGATATTTCTAATTTGCAAGCTGCTATGACCAATATGCAGGTTGTTATGAATACAGGTGCTTTGGTCGGTCAATTAGTGGAACCAATGGATAAAGCTCTTGGTTCAAAAGCTTTAATAAAGAACAGAGGGAGGTATTGATATTTATGGGCGATTTTAGATACAGTATGATCACCAAGAGTGACGGTTCAGTTGTAGGAGCTCATTCGATCACTATCAACGGATTAAATACCTGGAAGTCTTGGCATATGGCACCAAAAACTCGCCCGTTTGTCGTAGCTCCCCAAGTAAAAACTGAGTACGTTGACGTACCTGGTGCTGACGGATCTTTGGATTATACTGAAGTTCTGACAGGTAAACCCAGGTACGCTAATCGTACCGGTCAATGGGATTTTATTGTCGACAACGGCAACGATTATGTAAAATGGTGCGAATTATACTCTGATATTTTAAAGAAATTGCATGGAAAATATTTTGATGCAATAGTTTTAGAAGATGAACCAGAGTATAAATGGAAAGGAAGATTACAAGTAACTGGACAATTCGGAAATAAAGATTATTCTGCTATATCCATAGCATATAATTTGGATCCTTATAAGAGACCCATAAATGAAGTTGCTAATAAGAATTGGCTTTGGAACGATTTATTTAGTAACACCATATTTTATGGCAATTTTTCTGTTAATGGGTTTAAGGCTAGAAATTTAATAAATGACGACATTGTTCCAGTAGATATAGATGTTGAAGTTTCTTATCAAATGGATGCTATACCATATGATGGTAAAGAAAAAACACAGTACGAAATGCTTGCAGGAAGTATGGATAAGCATGTTGATAAATATGCTGAAAGAATACATTTGAACACCGGATCTAATCAAATCACACTACAACCAGGTGATAATTATTTCTTCTTTGTAGGAAACGGCTTAGTTAAAGTGGAACAGGAGAGAGGTAAATTACTATGATTTATAGGATCGTTGTTTGTAGCGGTGACGGTTCAGGTATTGATATTTATGGACCTGATGCTGAAATGGCTGTTTTGGATCCGCATCTTGAAATAGAATTAAATTCTGCCGGTACTTTAGAATTCACTTTACCCGTTGATAATATTAATTGGAATATTCCTAATGTTTTTCAAAATGAAATAGAAGTTTGGGAAGATGATAAAATCATTTGGTTCGGTCGACCTTTACAGATAATAAGAGATTGGAATAATCAGAGAAGAGTTATTTGTGAAGGAGCTTTATCATATTTTAATGATACAATTCAGAGAACCTGGGAACAGCAACCAGCAACTAACAAAACTAATATTTCATTTTTTAAACATTTAATAAGTGTTCATAATAATGATACGGATAATAATAAGCATTTTACAGAGGGCGAAATAACTATAGAATCCGTTCCTGCTTATAGAAAGACCGACTATGAAACAACTCTTGATTGTCTTCAGAACATGTGTCTTTCTACAGATGGCGGATATTTTATACTGAGAAAAGAATATAATTTTGATCCATCAAGTCAAAAAGATGTGGCTACAAGATATATTGATTGGTATGAAAATCTTCCAGAAAACTCCATGCAGGATGTTCAATTCGGCTATAATTTACTGGATATAACTCAAGATCTGAATGGGGCTGATATCTGTACTGTTCTTATACCTTCTGGTAAAGATGATGTTATGCTTAATACATTAGGTAATAAAAATGAGGATGACGTCGTGCATAATTCTGGTTCTGATGAAATATATTATCAGCCTGGTGTAGAAGTGTACGGACGAGTTATTCAGCAGAAAAGTTGGAATGATTATAGAGATGTCAATGAAGTTTGGCGTAAAGCTAAAGAATGGCTTATTGATAAGAATACTGATATTCCGACAATAGAGTGTTCTGCAGCTGATCTTTACTATATAACAGATCCTAGTATGCCTGTAGAAGGACCTTTACAAGTAGGAATGAATGTTCAAGTTGTATCTGCGCCTCATGATTTCAATAAGAAGTTAATGATGTACAAGATATCTATGGATCTTGATTCTGGTATAAAAAAGGTAACTCTTGGCACCCCTCCTAAAAAAGAACTTACCGATATTATAGCACCGAGTTCCGGTGGAAATAGCACAAGCGGAAATGGAGGAAAAGGCGGCGGTTCAGGAGAATCTGGAAGCGGTTCTGGTAGTGGTCAAACAGTTATAGCTCCAGTTCAGGACGTAAAAGTTAAAATGCCTGGTAAAACCGAATACTCGTCAGCTGTTAAGAAAAAAGTTGCCAAAATAGATCTAACTAATGTTGGTAAAGTTGATGATGTAAAAGTCGACGGATCATCAGTTGTTGATAACAACAAAGTGGCAAATATATCAATACCAGTTACAGATGTATTAGTTGATGGTAATTCTGTAGTAGATAATAAAAAAGCTAACATATCTGTACCTGTTAAAGATGTAAAAACTGGAGAAACGTCGATAGTAGATGAACACGGTGTAGCACATGTTGATAACATCGTTAAAGTAAATGAGAGACAAGGATTTGGAATAAACTCACGTAATGAAATAGAATATGCTCACGAATTCATTCGAGATTTATATATAAACAAACATATGTTACACTATTCAAGTTTTCAATCGGATACTTATGATAATCTTATAAATCTAAATCTAAAAAGCGGAAGAAATGCAAGATTTCGAGTAGGCTCCGCACAGGCAGACGGCGATTTTTATACTACAGACATTTATGTCGACGCCATTTCTCCTACCGAACCTGATATTATGCAATTAATGTATGATACATCGGCTCATGAACCATTCTACGAAAACGTTCAATCTGGATATGTAGCAGATAAAGTTGAATACATTATAGATTCAACAGGTGTATACGGTATACAAATGCTCGGTATGAAACTCAATTGGTTATCTGACTATGCTATATATGTGGTTATCGAAAGTACTAGATATGAAACTATTACTCCGATAGGAACTGAGAATCCTTCAGAAGAAAAATGGTACATTATGTCAAGTAGACTCGATGGCGATCATTATATTTTATCAAGCGATACAACTGTTGTATCAGGTCAAACATATTATAAACTTTCTCCTAATTATATTTTTTATAGAAATATTATTAATGATAACAACAAATCTTTTTCACATTTTTCATTAATAAAATTATACCAAGGAGACAAGGTAATTTTTGTATGGAATCATGACAATAGCTACAATGATGGTTATGTTCTTAGAAGTATATTTAAGATCAATAACATAAACACAACTGAATATGATATTTTATCAGAAGATACTTTGCTTACATATCAGGGACGCAATTACAACGTTAGTACAACTTATGCGAACAAATTGATATTAGCAGTTGAGTCTATTATAAGTATTCCTCGTAATGAAAGTTCTTTGCATGGTTTCAATATATCAAATAGTTATTTAGGATTTCCATATTCTGGAAATCCAGAGTATCACGATGCATTTGTTTCTTTAGGAATTCATGACGGAATAGAAACAGAAAAATTGTCTGGGTATTTTAACAATGCTGTTATGTACGGAATAGATAATAATCCTGGTACATACAGTTCCGTTAATTTATATCAATATTTAAATTGTCAGGAATCAACTGGACCATTGGATTTTTTAGGTGCTAGATTTGTTATTGCATTTCCTCCTTATGAATCTGGAGGAGGTGGCGGAACAGATATAGAACCAAATCCAACAGGAAGACCGACTTCTAGTCTTAAAACAGTAAGAATAGGAAATACTGTGTATAGCATTCCTGGCGATATAGAAGCAAATCCTTCTGGTGAAGCAGTAGCTGTTCTCAATAAAATAAGAATTGGTAATGTTATATATAAAATGCCTGTCACAATTGATGAATTATATGATGCATGTGTGTATAACGGAGTAACTCCTGCTGGTAGAACAATTAATGATATTGTGGCTGTATTTCTTGAAGGTGGCGGTGGTGGTGGCGGAGTAAACGTTATTAGTAGAGCAACGAGTTCATCAGTTCCTTCCGGTAACGCTGATATTTTAGTTTCTGCTACAGCACAAATAATTACTGATGCTCAAAAGGAGGTGATATAATGTTTACAAGAGCCGGACGACAAGCTATACATATATTTTCAGTCTGGACACTTAATAACGATAGTAATAACGCTGTCCCTATGTTTCCAGAATCTCAGAGTATAAAAAATACAAATGGTGAAACGCGTTGGGTTAGTTTTGTAAATGGAAATTTATATAATACTTTAGATCCACAATATAACGACAGTTGGTCTGGCGTTTCTTTTGGTTCTGGAACAACACCTCCAACATTAGACGATTATAAAATAGAAAGCGTATTCAACGACCGACAAATTAATGCATCGTTAACACGCCGGATTAGAGGTATAGATTCAAATGGTAAACCATATATGGAACTAACATATATAGTTACTAATAAATCAAACGCCTCTATAACAGTATCAGAAGTCGCTACTGTGACAAATAGCATAGCTGTATGCGGTTCTTATAGTGATACATCTGCTTACAATAATGATATTTTGATTGATAGGACACTATTAGATACTCCTATTAGTATACCGGTTGGTGATTCTGCCTCTATTAAATACCGAATAACTTGCGATATGTCGTTCACGTGATTTTTGTATCCACGGGTCTATATGGCTCGTGGATATTTTTGAAGAAAGGAGGATTGATATGACTAATTCAGATCCAAGATTTAGATCGGCCATAGCAAATGTTGAAAAAGCGTCTACTGGAGAAGCTTTAAGATTAGCTTTAGTAAAATATGAACCAGTTAATTTGGTACAAGTAGATCCGATAACTATAGATAACACCGAAACACAATCAAATGACCCTTCGAAGTTAGATGTTATTTATGATTACACGGGAGCGCTGCCAACCTTAGCAAATTCTCATGCTGCAAACATTAAAAATCTTACAGATGTAACATGGTTTGATCCTCCAATTATACATCCTGGAGAAAAACTTGTAGATTTTAATCCAAATTATAAGTATATTGATCAAGATGGAAATGAACTCAATTTCTAAAGAAAGGAGCAAAAATGGCCGACATAAAAGGATATTTAAAAACAATAAACGAAGGCAAAAGCGGCGAAACTGTTAGAGACGCTATAGTAAATTGTATGCGTGATATTAACGAAGACGGTGCCGTCAAAAAAGCTTCGTTAGTTATAACAAAGCCAGATAACGTTACATATAAACCTGGAAAAGGTAAGGCTTTCAGTTCAGTTACCGTGAATATTACCGGAGGAGAATCCGATCCAAATAAAACAATACATTATGAAACACTTAATGTGACAGAATTAACAGAGAATGGTACATATCCTAAAGAAGAGCAACCGGATACATATTATGATAAAGTCGTTGTTGATATTGACTGGGATAGTATTCAGCACCCTTCTAATTTAGGAGAGGAAGCTAATATGATCAATTATAAAACTGACGAAAGCGGTAATAAATATTGGGATGCTTCATTTGCAGGATATGATTATGTAAGAAGAATATGGATACCAAATTCTGTTGCTGCAGGGCTTCCAGGAGGAGATTATCCTGGCGCTGGAGGTGCTGGTCCGTTTAAAGTTGATTTTTATGATAGACCAAAGAGCGCTGGATCACCGCATCATATAAAATCTGTTACTGTAGAAAAAGGTGGAGATGCATCAGTGCTATATAACAGTGATAATACAGCATTACCTTCCTATGGTGGAACGTTTGCCTGTTGGGATCCGCCGGTCAATGCCGTATATTCTAGCATGAATACATACGCCAGATATACTTCACCTATGTCTGGAGATCCTACACAGATAACAGATAGTTGGGAACAGATAGTATCTAATTCTGATCATTCTAAATACCTTGGCAAATTTGCGTATATGGAAGTAAAAGATTATAACACAGAAGGTATGATATTATTACCAGAAAATCAGTTGTATAAATCAAAAGTTGCTACTCAGGATAATCCTGATCCTGCACATCCTACTGATTTTTATTATATGACTTTAAACAATCCTTCTACTAAATTTATGATAAAAATGCAATGTGTAGCATTAGGAGAAAGCGGTAGTAAATCTACATGGTTGGCTATGAATCCGCTTCCTACTGGATGGGTAATGGATAATAATTCGGCTATAAGTAAACCGGGTGTCATGAAAGATTACTATGGTAGCGATGATTGGAATTCTAGTTATATGCATCAGTTCTTTGAGAAATGTTTAATAGAGGGAATTCCGGAAGTTGTTAAATCACATATAAAAGAAGTTACTAAATGGTCTTGGGGTGTAGCACAATATTCTCCCATAATTGGTGAGAATTCTTTTGTTATTAAACCATCAAGATGTAAATTGTGGATTCCATCAGTAGGTGAAATAGATTCCAAGTTTACAGATTTTCCCACTGCCGGTTATGCCGAGAAAAGAGATCCAGAAGCATCCAGTATAAATTATGGTGCCATTTGGTTACCAGACGGCTATCCTGATACACAAATTTCCATAGCCACAAGAAGTGTTGTCCGTTTAAATTGGACATATGGCCTATTAGGTGTATATAATTGTAATGCTGATCCCCAAAACAGAGAATTTAATGCGGGCGGCATAAATTTCAATGAATCAGGTAATATATATTTAGGTTTCTGTTTAACATAAAGCTCTTCCACCCTCCCTCACAATACAACTTAATACCTCCGAACTCTGGTTACATAGAGAGTCCACAGCTACGCAACAAAACACAAAAAAAGTCGAATGTCTCATTATCCTCCGTGGGGGAGGGTTCTTTTTAGAAAGGAGATGAAAACATGTCAAAGAAAGCTATTGATATTTCAGTTTATCAGGGCAATGTCAATATGAAGACCGTCCGTGATGAAGCTGGAATCGAACGTGTTATATTACGCGCCGGTTATGGCAAAGATAACACAGATCAGAAATTCAACAGAAATGCTGAAGCTATGATCAATCTTAACGTGACTGGCGGTATATACTGGTTCAGCTATGCTCTTAATATAGAGATGGCCAAAAACGAAGGGATATTTGCTGTAAACCATGCTAAGAAATACTGGGACAAGTGTGCTGTAGCATACGACTTTGAATACGACTCCGTACGATACGCACGTGAACGTGGTGTCAGTATAACAAAGCAAGTAGCCACTCAATTTGCATCAGCATTCCTTACAGAAGTATCAAATGCTGGTTACATTCCTGTTTTATATTTGAATCAGGATTACTGGAACAATTACTTCGATGTAGATACCCTCAAAGCAACTATACCAAATCTCAAAATCTGGTATGCATACTGGTCTACAAAGCTGCCTAAAACTGTTGATATTTGGCAGTACAGTTCTAAAGGTAAAGTTGCTGGTATAAACGGCAACGTGGATATGGATGAATGGTTTGATTCTATGGATGGTGGTTATATTCCTAAGCCCATAGTTCCTACCACAAATCTTAACGTCAAATCGTTCCAGCATGCAGCAAATCTTGATGGATATTCTGAAAAGGTACTTGGCGAAGATCTTGTTGAGGATGGTATAGACGGTCCTAAGACTCAGGCTGTACGTAAACCAATGTTACTACAAGCTCAGAAGACCAGATCTGGATGGAGTACATATTCTGTAGGCGAATGCGTCCGTTGGGTGCAGAAGAGACTTACAGAGATGGGCATAGACTGCGGTGGCGTTGACGGATATTTTGGAGCTAAGACACGTTCTGGAGTAATGAAGTTCCAGCGTACGAACGGTCTTGCTGAAGATGGTATAGCAGGTTATAATACTCTTACAAGACTTTTCTATGTGTGATATTTTTCACCTCCTATAATGAAAAGGAGGATGATCTAATGATAGGATTAAATCATCTTTAACAATGAGGATAGGATTGATATTCTAAAATCAGGGGAGTGCGCGCTCAACCTGTGAAGGATACAAGTCCTATTCGTTTTACACGTTATATATTGAGTCTGGAAGTACCAGACCATTAACAAAGGAGGTAAGATATGAAAGTAAATGAATTAGTATCAACAACTGTGAGGAACAACGAGTTCGAATTAAAGAACGAAGTTCAGCGAGCTAAAGATAAGCTTGCAACCTTACAGGTAGGCACACCGGAATATGCAGATGCATTATCCGTGTACAAGGATCTTACAACTCTCGAGACTGAGAAAGAAAAAGTCAAGAAAGAGGTGCGTAAGACGATCCTTGGCGGTGTGATCGGCATAGGCGGTATGCTCCTGTATAGGAAGCTTATCGACAAAGCTGCTGAACCGTTCTTTAAGGAGATCGGGAAACAGATGTTGAGGATAGTTCATATCTGATCTGTCCTCCCTATAGCCCTTTCATGGGCTATAGTTTTTACAAGGATTATAATAGGAGGTGATAATATGAATGACACAAAAGTTAAAACAATCTATGAATATTCTAGTGATATATTGAGGAATTTCATAGAAGAAACAGGAGGATTCAATATGATCATCGAAGAGATAAGAAAAGAAAGTAGAGAAAGATTGGAAGGTCTTTTAGACGACGTTAGGTTGTCTAAAGAAGATTTCTTCAATTCACTGGCTAATAGTGGATTGACTCAGACAAACCTTGCTAAAATAGCAAAGGTTTCAAAAGAAACCGTAAGAAATTACGGAACAAAAACGTCAGAACATGTTGAAATATATTTGAGCATGGTTCTGAGTACGTATGTTCTTTTATGTGAAACAGAAGAACATAGATTGAAAAAATTAAAAAAAGTATAAGCTTTTTTACTATAGCTCAATTAAATGGGCTATAGTTTTTACATGCCTTATATTGACACTATAAACCCATTAGCCAAAAAAAGGAGGGCATAAACATGGGATTTTATTGGTTAGGTAAAGCAAAAGACGAGGACAAGAAGGTCCTCAACACAAAAGAGATGACTCTTGCAATAAAAGAGTCAACCGACAAAATGATAACCAGCATGATAGGAGATATGCTGGCACTTAATGGGACATCTCTTGAAGAGATTCCCGCAGAGTACGTATCGCTGTACAATAAATATGTACGGCAGTACAATGAAATGTTTGGTATCTGTCTTAAATGGGCAGATTACCAGGACGAAAGAGACAATAAGATCCAGAAACAGCTGGATCGGCAGTACGAGCTTCTTTTGCGAATAGAAAAGAAGCAGAAAGGTGGTGATCGCTCTTGAATAAAAGCGCGATCAAGAAATGGTTGGTATGGTGCCTGATGATTATAGCAGGCACATACATTGGAGGAGACTTCGGTCTTCTCGCAGCACTGGTCTTGATATTTATGACCAGGTGATCAAAAGCTATGGGAGCTTCGGCTCCTATAGCTTTTACATGCCTTATATTGCGGAGCACAATGGGGTGCACACATAAACAAAAGGAGGTGTAATATGAAAAAAGTTTTAAAAGTTATATTATCCTGCTTTTTGGCAGGATTGTTAACGTTGGACCTCATCGACTGTTTGTCGATGATCAAAAAATGGAACCTTGAAGGAGGTGATGTAGAATGATAGCAGCTGTGCTATTGTTATTATTCACGGGTGTATTAGCACTCGTGACAGCAGCCATCGTAGGATGGCAGATCGTACTCGCAATTGTAGCGGGGATAATAGTGATCAAACTATTGAAAGCATACGCTTTCAAGAAGTAGCAAATTGCTACAGGGGCTTCGGCTCCTGTAGTTTTTACACGCCTTATTATGCGGAGTACGAGTGTACACGCATTTAAACGCGGAGATGGAACCGCGGGAGAACAACCATCAAAAGTTATGGTATTTTATATCAATACTAATGATGTCGAGTTTGGAGTCAAGCTCGACGAACAGGAAGTAATAGCATTCGGCGCCGGAATGGCGTCGATGATAGAAGACGGTTCCTTAAAGGAACTGATGGATGCATTAAAATCCGCTTTTGAGAATAAGGCGGATGAGCAGGAAGAAGAAAAGTCCGAAGCCCCTGAAGAGGAGGCTACGGACGAAGAATCCGAATCGGATATTGATCCGGTTCGTATCCATTGCCGTACATACGGCAATTTAGATTCCGTAAAATTCAAGATAGTGAAAGACTATCTTCGTAAAAACGGGATTGACATGATCAAGGGAATCTCTCCTACAGGGAGAGACGAAGTTGACTATTATCTTTGGCCTCATCAGGTCAAAGAGCTGACCGATTTAATCGATCAGGATGAAGATACCTATTCGGATGGGAAAATACTCATCTAGTAGGTACAAAGCTATGGGAGCTTCGGCTCCTGTAGTTTTTACACACACTATAATGAAGATATGAAATTAGTTTAAGGTAAAACAAGCTAGTAATAGTCGATCGGGAATCAATCCCCGATTTCATATCTTCACATATTTTCCAGAAAGGAGTAAAACAAATGTCATTCTTTACTGGCCTAGCAAAAATAGGCAAAACAGCACTGAGATTCTGTAGTAACAACGCAAGTGGTATTCTTACAATAACTGCAATGGTGGGTGTAGTTGCAACTGCAATTATATCTGCAGAGTGTAAGAAAGCAGCAGAAGAGGCTATCAAAGAAGAGGAGGAAATAAAAGGAGAGCCTTTAACGTTTAAAGAGAAAGCCAAAAGGACGTGGTATTATTATATTCCGCCCGTGGTTTGCTCAGGTATTACTATAGCATGTATAGGAGGCGCACACGGAATAGATAAGAAAAAGCAGTTAGAATTAATAGCTGCTTATAATATTCTGCGTGAGTCTTCGGACAAATTTAAAAAGTATGCTGTTGAGGAAATTGGCAAAAATAAGGTAAAAACTATTGAACACAAGGTACATGAAGAGCAGCTCAAAGAGGATCCTGTTAAAACAGATACTCTTGATAAGCTTATTTGTGATGCAGCGACCGGTGGTGTTATATTAAAAGATAATATTACTGGCCAGGAGTTCCCGACCACATACGAACGCATCTATCGAGCGGCCGAACGATGTAACGAAAAGCTGCGACCATATGGAAAAGGCGGGTATGATTGGTGGTCGTGGTCCAATTTTATAGAAGATTGTGGAGGAGAATATTCTGAAGCAGCTGAAAATTGGGGTTGGCAGGCTTTACCGTTCAATGATAATATAGATGTAAATAATATTTGCGATCCGCATGTAGAAGAATACAACGGGCACAGATGTACCGTTGTATATTTGAACCTAATGCCTGATAGGAGGGATATGTACGGAGTAAATTTTTAAAGGAAGCATGGTATAGGTTTGATTGATATTTATACTATGCAGTTTTTACACGCCTTATTATGCGGAGCACAATGGGGTGCACGCATAAACAAAGGAGGAAAAAATGGCAATGAATAGTCAGAACAAAGCAACTGTAAACGCAGCAAACGCTGCAGCAGAGAAAAAGGAGGAAGCTGTTATGAATAATACAGCAAACACCGAAGCAGTAAACGCTCCTGCAACACAGGAGCAGGCACAGGTACCGGCAACGGCACCTGAAGTACAGCAGCCTACCGAAAAGGTAGGTTTCTGGGAAGGACCTGTAGGGTCCAAAATTAAGAAAGTCGGAAAATGGGTTGCCGCAGGTGCGGCAATCGCAGGAGGCTTGTTCGTAGCGAACAAGCTTGGTAACGCCACTGGGTACGCCCAGGGAAGAGCGGACGCAGATGCTGCGTACGCAAACAACAACGGATCGTCTGATCCGGAACCGGATGATATTCCGGAAGATGCTATAGTTCCTGATGACGGAAATTATAGCGAAATTGAGTAATTAAAAGCCTTAGGGGAGAGTAACATCTCCTCTAAGCTTTTGCAACTAATAACCTAATAAAAAGGAGGATTATATTATGGGATTTTTCGCAGATCTTAAGGAAGCAGTAATTGAAACGGCAGAAAATAGACCCGAAACCGCAGCTAAATTAGCTTGGGGCGCAGGCGTAACTATATTCTGTGTAAGCAATTGGTTGGCTGTTAGCAAGTTAACCAAGGGATTCAAACATTGTGTTAACTATGTAGCGGCTCAGGCTATAAATGAGGAACAGCATGTGTATAACACCATGGGAAAACTAAATTATATTTGCGAGAAACTTGATCTTGATAAAGAAGCCATGGAGGAAGCCGGCAAACAGATGGCTCGAAATCATTTCTATAACGAACTGAAACTTACTGATGAAGTTGCTGTTAAGCTTGAAAATATTTTAGACATAGGTCCTCGTCTCCTTTGATATTTACACCTCATATAATGAAAGGAGGTATAAATACATGAAAGAAAAAGTAAAAAAGGTCGTGAAATTCGCGGCCAACTTGACACTAACTATCGTCGGTTTGGCGATAGGATTATACGGGGCAAGTAATTTATTACCCAAAAAGAAATACGCTGGCGGAGACGTCAGCGTAAAAACTCTTCCTAAAAAGGAAGAGGAAGAAGAAACTGAATAATGATTTAGAGGAGAGTAACATCTCCTCTAAGCTTTTCCATTAACAATAAAAAGGAGGAAAAAATTATGTCAGTATCAACAGCAGTCGAAAAAGAGTGTAACCGAATTAGTTTCTCGCAAAAGCGCCACAGTTATGGTATTACCTTGGATGATATTTCCAAGAAGTCAGGTCTGGCCATGAGTACTATATCCGCGTACGAACGCTTTAATGGCAAGTACACGGAAACACGTACCCGCGATGACAATGCCATCATAATTGAGAGAACTCTTGATGATATTATTAAAGAGCGTCTCGCAGAAACATTCTCAAGAGCAGTTGAAAAGGAGGAAAAGCCTATGGAAGAATCAGTTAAAACAATCACCGCGAATAATATTAATAAGGAACTTGACCGCAAAAAGATCGCAGAAAAGATAAAGAAATATTGTTTTGACTCCGGTATATCTTTAAATGAGTTTTATAAGATGTGTGGTATTAATAATAGCATATTTTCACCCTCAACCATAAAGCGGCATCCATATTTGTATGATCGTACAATTTATAAGATATGCAGTGCTACAGGTTGGACTAGAGAGCAGCTTGTGAAAAGTGATGAATCACCTTCGCCCGCTCCTACTCCTAAAGTCGAAGCGAAGCCTGTAGTAAAAGAGCCTAAGATAGCTCTTTATGAGAACGACGAAACTAGATCCCTGAACAACCTCAGTCATGATGGTACAGTTCAGGTTAAAGATAAGAAGTTTACTTTCCAGGACGGAAAGTATTATATGGAGTACACTGTTGTTCGTAAAGTGAAACAGTGTATAACAAAGGAACAGTTCATGGCACGGATAGAAAAGGAGGAGCAGTAATATGAACATTAAAGGACTTATTATAGCAGGAGCATGCGGCGTAGCATGGGGTGTAGGATTTGTAATCCTTCGTAAGATGAACAAATCTTACACAACTGACGTAAACAATGCTGTAGACCATGAAGTCTACGAGCAGTTCGGAGAAGAGCTCAAAGATGCTCGCAACACTCTCACCTTAGCCAAGGCTCAGGCTAATGTGATTGAGAAAGCTGAGATCAATACCACGAATGATATTCTGTCCACAAATACAGAGTATCAGACTGCAAAAGTGGCAGCAGAAGCTGGTAAAAAACAGCTTGCAACTCTTAAAAAGAGTCTTAAAGCCGCTCAGGCAGGTAACACTACTCAGGTAGCTGCAGCGAATGGCAATCAGTCAGTTGCAGTATCTATTAAGGATACTAGTCAGATAGCAGCAATTCAGTCTGATATTTCAAAACTCGAGAGCGAAATCAAGAGTAATGAAATAACCAGAGATACTATCTGGCGTGTAACACGTAAGAGCGTTACTGATCAGCGTACGCCTGAAGATATTGCGTTATTTAACAATGTCAAAGAGGCGGAGAAAACTGTAAGTAAAGTAAAGTTCGAATCTGAGCTTTACAAGAACAATCTCAAACAGAATGACGACTTCATGTTTGAGATTCAGAAGAAGGCTTATGTTAAACATTATAAGCCGGCACTTCAGGTGATTGGAACGCTTCTTGTAACAGTTCCTGCAGTAGCTGCACTCACATGGATGTGGTGGAGCACACTCAGAAACATCAAGACGTACTATGATATTCAGAGAGGAGCAATGTGATGGATGAGATGCGGATCAAAAGCTCCTTTATGAAGGCTATTCTCAGCACTGTTGCTGAGAAATTTTTGAGATCTAAGGGGATAGAGATTGATATTTCTATCTCCGATCTCGAAGTAGTACGTGATGATACTACGAAGAAGTTAAAAATAAGTGTAAATGCTGACGCAGAGTGTACGGACGATCAGTTGAGCAAGTTAATTGCGTGATATTTACACTCTATATATTGAGGTAAGCGCGGTGCTTACCTCATAAACCTTGAAAGGAGGAACAAAGAAATGGCACTTACAGTAGAGAAAGTTGAGAAAATGAAAGACACCGTCTGGAAATACGTGAAGGGCGGTCTGAAGGCCCTCGCATATATTGGGGGCGGAATCATTGTCGGCGCAGCATGTGCAGGCGTCGATACAGGAAAAGCCGGTGGTATAATAAAAGTAGCCACTGGAATTGGAATGGTCGGTTTGGCGAGTGCGGCTGGTGAAGTCGCTGGAAACCAGATCGAGAAACACATTGACGAAGCTCGGGAATATACCGAGTTCGGCGAGGAGGCGGTCGAGAAATTAGACCAAATCCGTGAAAAGAAGAAAGCAGAAGCGGCAGCAAAAGCTGCTGAAACTGCAACGGCGTAATTATATTTGGCCATAGGTCGTGGAAACACGGCCTATGAGCTTTTAAAGGAGGAATTTATGCTAGAGTGTGATATTTGCGGCAAAAAGACCGGAATAATACACGAGCTTGGTAAACCTAGACCACCGTTTTACGACACATTAAAAATCTGCGAAAAATGCTGGAATGAAAGGAGAAAGCAAAATGAGCGATCAGATAGAACAGGCAAGCGAGAAGAGAAAACTCATAGTAAGTACGAATAACTTGGGTGCGAGTAATGCGTACAGGACCACCGAAGAAGCGCCCGTACGTAGATCTGAAAGTGATATTAAGGCTGTAGTTAAATACGAGCCTAAGAAAGAAACCTTCTGGAGCAAGTGCAAGAAGGCTGTGTTTGGCACAGAACATATTGATAATATTCCGGAATATTTAGTACTTAAGGTATTTATTCCGGCAATGAAGCAGACTGCTTATGATATGTTTTGTGGTGGTCTTGGTATGATGTTTGGCATGGAAGGAAAGAAAGGAGGAAGAAGAAATGATTACTCTGGTTTCTTTAGGTCTGGCAGCAGTAGCAGGGATGACGATGACGATGATTACGATGAGCGTTGTCCGAACAGTTATAGGGACATTGGCTTCTATACAGAAGCTGATGCTAATGACGTATTTGAGGAAATGCTTAGGTATGTCCGTAATAAAGGCTATGTTACTGTTTTAGACTTCTATGGTATATCTGATAGAAAGTCTCCTCATTCAAGAAGAGACGATAATAAAGGCTGGGATGCTCAGGATTTAAGAGGTCGTAGGTTTAGGAAGATCAGAGGCAAGTGGTATATTGACTTACCGGAACCTACAAGTATTGATAGCCTTGTACGCTTATGATTTGCATAGATCCTATTGATCCTCGTGCAGAATTTTGTGATATTAAGTATGCAAAACAATATTCTAGCGAGGGATTCAGGTTGTTGGCGGCTGCTGTTGTAAAACAAGCAGCCAAAGACAAAGCTAAAAGTTTTTTCTTCTCTCCACAATTTGAGTTATTTATGCCAAATTACGATGGAGAAAAGTTTTGGAATCAAATCGAGGAGAATTATATTTCCAAAGGGAAATGGTTCTCAGACAAAGAGTTTACAAAGGAGGATTAGTCATGGATGAAGAATTATATTTACGTGATGAGTTTTTTGTTGGGTGTCGTGGTGTATTAATTGACACAAGATATATGCAAGATTGCAAATGCTTTGAAACGATGGTATTCAGAGCATTTAAGTATGATGAGCCAGATAAGATCGATTATGATCCTGATGAGTATGATATGGCGAGGTATGACACCTGGGAAGAAGCCGAAAAAGGTCATATTGAAATGCGTGATAAATGGAAAGAGATATTCGAAAAGGTACCATATCATGATATTTCAAGAGTTGGTAGGGAGGTGCTCATATGAGTGATTTAGATGCAAAGATTCAGGACGTAGCTAATCATTGGGATTATAATATGCCAATTATGGCTATGGAAGAATTAGCTGAGGCTATTCAGGCTATAAGTAAAGTTGAACGTGCCAGTGACGAGTATATTCGTGCTGAAGAAACGGATCCAGAAGTAGCTAACGCAGCTTGGTATATGCTCAGCAAGCGTTTTGATGAGCTGAAAGATGAGATAAGAGATGTTTATATTTCATTAAAAGCTCTTATGTATAGGTATCAGATTAATGAAGAAGATGTAATGGATAAAGTCGTCGAAAAGTTGAATCGAAAGTATTAATCAGTTTTTTCATCTCCTATAATGACCGGTAACAGGACCGGCATTAACGAAAGGAGAAAGTATGAAAATGATAGAAAAGATGAGAATTAAGTTTGAGCGTTATAACGACGCTCTTGAAGCAGTAGAAAGGCAGAAGGATCGCTTCGACCAGGTTAAGGTCGAAGACGAAGAGTTTGAGGGCAAGAAGCTCTCGGTGGTGGTCTGCTTAGACCACAAATGACAAATATAGGTCATGAGAAATCATGGCCTATCATATTTTTAGTCGAAAGGAGAGTCTATGAAAAATTATATTCTTAAAATTAAATATTGGTTTAGTTGGAAGCTATCAATTATTAAGGCATGGATATTATTACAGGAACTTCATGTGATGTATTTGATGGATAAATCAGACGAAGCCCGTACTATGTATGAGGTAGCACGTTACAAATTTCACCACTTATAATGAAGGAGGTGATATGTATGAAAGGTTATTGGACAAAGTCCGGCTATATGGGCTGGACAGGAACCGAATACATGTTGTTTGAAAATGAGGGTGAATATGCCCTCTGGTACAAAGAGTTTATAGGAGCATAACAGCTCCTATAGCATTTATATTTTATTCCAAGGAGGAAAAAGAAATGGCAGTTGTAAGGAAGTGCGATCGTTGCGGAAAACTGGTGGATGTGACGCAGGATCAGCGTCAGTACAAGTACGAGGAAGATGGAAAAGAGTACGTAGTAAACTCTTTCCGTATCGGTTCCTGGAACGCTAAGCTTAAGCAGTGGGACAGTATAGTCTCTGCTTATGATCTTTGCTATGATTGCGGTAAGGAAATAGCCGAGGCTGTGTTCGATGTTAAGCATGGTGACGGCAACTGTGATCTCGCCACAAGAGAGCCTAAGGTTCCTGTTAAGAAAGGGGCTGATGGCGAATGAGTCCTACACAGGTGTATAAGATATTTGCGTCTCTATTTCCAGATTGGAAGATGTCTTCATACATCGGCTCAAAAACTGATAAGAATGCTATTGTCCTCACCGATGAGTGGGGACAACGGTATTTCTTTAAACACATCCATGAAACATTATGGATATTTGAAACCTATAATATGTATCTAAAAGATACAGGAAGGAGCTAATAATGGCTATAAAAGATATTTTTGTAAAAGCTATAAATAATCCCAAGTTATTAGTGGGATTTGGTATAGCTGGATTTATTGGCGCAGGTGTATTTGCCTGTGTACAGACGCTCAAGCTCGAAGGCATTATCGAAGACACAAACGAGAAAATCGATGATATTGTTGAGAACCATTCAGAAGAAGAGCTTAAAGAGCCTGAAGCAAAAAAGGAATTAGCAATCGTACGTGCGAAGATGGTTGGTAAGATCGCAGCAAACTATGCAGGTCCGGTTATTATTGCTGGTATGGCAGCATGGGCTATTTGTAGAGCATACGGTTTGCAGAAGCAGGCATATTTAGCAATGAGTGCAGCATATAGTGCCGTAGCTAAGGCTTATGATACAGTACTTGAGCGAGTGGAAAAGAAATGGGGTCCTCAGGGTCTTAAGTATGCTAAGTACGGCATAGAAGAACAGGAAGTTGGTGAAGCTGAGTATATTGATGAGAAAGGCAAAACCAAAAAAGAAAAGATCAAAGGCGATGTTGCCACCGAACGTTTTGAAGAAATGAAGAAGTCTAGTCCGAATATGATTATATTTGATGAGGACACTTCTTTATACAGAAATAATGGTGGAGATATTGAGCGTATGCGTGCCGAGCTGATCAGAGGACAAAATGGATTCAACACAATATACAATGCTGGTATTCCGGTAATGTATAATAGTGATATTGTGCGTGAGTTCTGCGGAAATGATCCTAAGTTTTATACGGACGCCGGCCAAGTGCTTGGATGCTTTAAAGATGATCCTGAAAATAGAGCAGCCACGAACGATTGTGTAGATCTTGGTATTGGCACGTTTATAGGAACTGATCCTGAAACTGGAGATCCTAAGTCATATATTTATATCGATCCTAAGGTCGCTATTGTAAATTTTGATATTAATCGTAAGTTATGGCCGCAGGGAAGTCTTCAGAAGCATAGAGTCGGAGGAAAGTATATTTCTCAGTTAGCCTAATAAAAAGGAGGTAAAGTCATGGCTGAAGTTGATAAGATAAAGTTATTTGGAACCGTTAAGTGGTGGTCTCTTCAGAGAGGATATGGTTATATTAGCTGTGGCACCCAGGATTACTGGGTGCACTACACGGCTATAAATAACAATAAGAAGTTCAAGAAACTCAAGCAGGGTGCAAAGGTAACATTCTGCCCCGAACATAATGAGAAAGGTGACTTCGCGTCACATGTATCTGTAGTAGAAGATTGATATTTCCATAAAAAGGAGGAAATTAAAATGAAAAAACTTTTGATATTTGCAGCAGGGATGGTTGTAGGAGCAGCAGTTGGTACTGTAGTAACTGTACTGTGTTATCAGAAGGAAAAAAATAAGGTGTCTAGCATGACTCCAGACGAGAAGACTGAGTATTATATTCAGTGTTTAAGAGACATGGGTCATGTGATTGTATCTCAGGATTTGGAGGACGAATATGAGGAAGAGGATCCTTATACTAAAACGCTTAGATCCGTCGTCAACCCTATTGATGACGAAGAAGAGGATATTTATAGTGAGCAGCTCGCAGATGATATTTGTCCGGTAGAGCCGAATCCTGAACCGTACGAAGTACCTTCTCACATATTCGGAAATCAGGAATTCTATGAGTCAATCGTCTTATTATATTTCAACGACGATGTGATGACTGATGCTAATTATGAATTTGTGGATGATTGGCAGCGTCATATAGGATCCATAGATCTGAAAGAAAGAGAAGGATCTGTGTACGTACGTAACGAAGTCGAAAATGTCGATTACGAAATATGTATACAAAAAGATTCTTACAAGCATGCTGTTGAGGGCGAAGATGATGATCTTGGCGATATGGCTGATTAATAAGCGACGAGTGTTTTCTGTCTAGTAAACGTTCTCCTTTCTTAATACTATTGGGACTATGGTTGGTTGACGTCGCTTGTCTATATTCGTTGAGAGGGGGCTCTGATATTTGGGAGCCTCCCTTTTACTAAAGGAGGTATTATGAGTGTATACGATAGATATTTGAAAACAAAAAAGTTGTATGATACGAACGAGAAGTTTCACACGTTTGTTAACAAATGCTGTGAGTCGTATAAATGTGATCTCGAATTTGCTTTTAATGTTGCGATAATTCAGGAAGTTGGTGAGTATTATGCAGGCGAGAGGAAAGCAGTAGATCTTCCGCCTGTAAACCTTGACGGAGTATTTGAGGATAAGTCTTGTTAAAAGGAGGGTATTTAAATGATAGAATTAAAATGTGGAACTAAGATCAAATGGAATGATTCATATAGTCTGTCTATAAAAGAAGGAATAATTGTCAATGAAAGACACATTTATTCCGGTAGAACACCAGATAACAAATATGGTATTAGGATTGACTCTTACGATGTAGCTGAATCAGATACTGGTTTGTTCTACAACGTCAGAGAGAAAGACATTACTCTTGTAAATGTTGACGGCGAGTGGGTCGGTTATAGTAAACGTTCTGGAAGGTATCCTTGGGATTGTGATGCTGCTGACTCAATTAAGAATTTTATAGACAACAATGTGAAGACTTATATTGAAAATGATCGCAAAGTAACATATGATTTTATCAAGCGTTCGATTGAAGATAGTATCAGTCCTAAGAAAGTCATATTCAATGGCCCGGCGACAGTGGTCTTATGGAAGGACGGTACTAAAACGATCGTTAAGTGCAGGGAAGGCGAGCCGGACGATAAGGAAAAGGCTGTTATGTACTGTATTCTCAAAAAGCTGTGCGGTAATAAGGCAGCAATGGATAAGTATCTCAAATTATTTTTAAAGGAGGAAGAGTCAAATGAAGAGAAAGAAGAAACAGGTAGCAGTAAGTCAGATTGGAAAAAACCGAGAGCTGGATCGGGCTGTAGCGAAGGAGATCTGTAAGAAGCAGGGTATGGTGCATATTTGCAAGCGCACCAACAAACAGGGAAAGAAAAAAGAAAGCTGGTTTTCCCACAATTGGAGAATTGTATTGGGTAGAACGGCATGACGCGGTATACCTGGTATAAATCAAAAGGTATATGCCCTAGGTGCGGTTGTGAAGACGCCGCACCTGGAAGGGTGTACTGTTTAAACTGCCTTGATCTTCAAGCTATAGCCACTATGAAGTGGCGTGGCAAGAATGATATTTCAGAAAAGAACAAAACATATTGCAAAAAGCGATATACTGAGGCTAAAGAAAATGGAGTGTGTTGCCGATGCTTTAAAAGAAAGGCTGCGGACGGACACTCCTTATGCCTTTATTGTTTGGGGAAAAGAAGGAGGACGTAAAATGATATTTGAAGATTATTATGTCTGGCTTTCTAAAAAACTTGGCATGAAAGTAGATATTGATATTCTCGAGAAGCTTATTGAAGAGGGTAAACTTCCCAAGGAGTATGAATTAGGAAGATATTTAGATACTCTGCTTCCGGATATAAGGAGGTGACGTATGAGATTGATTGATGCAGATGCATTAAACGGTTACAAGTTTGGTTTGATATCACCGTATGCGCAGAATTTGTTTCATAAGACCATAAACGAAGCACCTACGATTGACTATAAGCAGCTGTTAGAGCAAGAGCCTTGCGCAGATGCTATCAGCAGACAGGCAGTTCTTGAAATTATAAGAAAATGCCATTGTGAGGAATGGATAAAAGCAGATATTGGTGCATCTATTGAAGCATTATCACCAGTCACTCCTGCTGAAAAGGTGGGGCATTGGATATTTGTTGATGAAGCACATGAACACGCCCGTTGTTCTAAGTGTGATTACGGTGATGTAGATTTGATGGATGGTAAATCACACAATTATTGTCAGAATTGCGGAGCGAAGATGTGAGGTGAGCAGAATGACACTTGATGAAGCAATTAAACACGCAGAGGTACTTGACAGAATAAAAAACGAACTACACGCAACCGCAGAAAAACACGAGGATGGAGTTTATTATCTTCGTGATGAATGGATTGATGAGGTTTTCAATAAGTATAAGGATAAAAATGCAACAATCAGAGAGGATGATAAATGTCAATCTTGTGAAAAGGACTGGACTAAGTGTGGTACTTGTCCTGTTATGATGAAGCGGGTGAAGGAGATGAAAGATGAGTCTTAGTATTGACAATATATTTGACCAGTCTGAAATGAATATAGTCAAAGCTATAGATGAAAGGAGAAAACAAATGGAAAACAATAACGTAGATCACCCTTCTCATTACAATAGAGAGGGTGCAAAAGAATGCATCGACGAGATGATACTGATATTTGGAAAAAGGGCTGTGTGCACTTTCTGTTTGTTAAATGCATGGAAATACAGATACAGAGCAGCTGACAAGAACGGATTAGAGGACCTTAAGAAGTCAGATTGGTATCTGGCTAAATATGAGGAGCTTGGTGGTGATAAGTACGTGGATGCTTGGGGAGGTCCTGTATTATGATCAACGAGGAGGAAGCTGTATGTGCTATTATATTTATACTTGTACTGCTGATTTTTGTCTTACCCCCTGCGATACTTTTGTGTGGCAGTGTGTTAAGGCCCTTGCTGCTTTCGATCTTTTGTGGGTAAGTTTATTTGGTTTGGCTGTTATATTAGTATTAGAAGTGATAGAATTTTTAATAAAGCTTAAGGAGGATTACGAAGATGAACGAAGAGAAAAAAGAAGTAGGCATAAACATAAACACAGAAGATTATAAAGCTGGATATCGTCAGGGATATTTAGATGGTATGGAAGCTATGGCTGATAAGGTTATTGAGAGATTACATAACATTAGCAAAGAGCATACGGACGATGGTAAGTGATATTTTCACCTGCTATGTTGAAGGAGGTGAATAGCATGATTAACGATATATTAGAAGGAGTATTGCTATTCTTTTTTGGATGGGATTGGACAGATCCCATCGATGTGATGTTTGCACTGTCGATTTATATATTAGGCAGTGTAGTATTAGTCGCCGAGTGGTTAGACTTGGTGAGATGGATAGCAAAGAAGATTAAGCCTCGCCGTTGAGCGGGGCTTATATTTTTTACTTTGAAGGAGGTATGTAATGATATATGTCAAGACGTAGATATTCAAAAACTGAATATTTCGAATTCTTATATGAATTAGGATTTGGTAGTAACAAAAAGTATTGGGATGTAGCTGTTGAATTGCATAAAATAGATTATGCGTGGTATAATTTGATGGATGAAAATCGTATGTACGATGGTATAGAAATACGGAAATATTATTTAAGTGATGAATTGGGGTATATGCCGGACGATATTGATGAATACGACGAATATATTTTTCCTTCTGAACCATCTGTATTGGAGGTTTTGGTGGGATTTGCTAATAAATTATGTCGAGATATTCTAAATTGGAAGGTTTCTCGACTTCCCAAAAAATTTTTGGGGAATTGGGGAATTAATGAAAGGAGCACAAAAGAAGAAATAAAAGATGCAGTTTTGTCTTGGGAAAATGGGGAATTGGGGATTTTTGGCGACGAAGTTAACCTAGATACCGATTTATGGACGCAAGCAATGGCTTGGATAGACAATTTAGAGTGATTTTTACCCCAAAAAAAATATTTTCCTATATTAATATATATTTTTTAATTTTATATATTAACTGTAAAAAATATATGGGGAAATGGGGAATGATAATTTTTATACAAAAAGAAAGGAGAAAGTATGGATAATGCTTGATTTTCTGCAAATAGAACAAAAGTTTATTGTAGATAAGAATAAAGGTCTTGTAATAGTTATATCTCCACGGTTTGATGTCTTTAAGTCTGAAGATATTATGATTAGAGGTAACGATTTTTATGCAATATGGGACGAGCATAAAAAAGTATGGTCTACGGATTATTTTAGAGCGTTAGAGTTAATAGACGAAGATATTCGTGAAAGGACTAAAGACGTTCAAGGAAATGTTATTATAAGAGAGTATACAAAAACTTCCAATAAGTCTGCTAAAGCATTTAAGATATTTTGTAAAGATCTTATGGGTAATGTTTATCATGAGCTCGATAAGAAATTGATATTTGCAAATGAAGAATTAAAGAAGGATATGTATGCTACAAGGAAATTAGACTATTCCTTAGTGGAAGAGGAAACTCCTTGCTATGACGAACTTATAGGGACATTATATTCTGCAGAAGAACGAGAGAAGTTCGAATGGGCTATAGGTTCAATAATAGCTGGCGACAGTTCAAACATACAAAAGTTTATTATATTTGTAGGTGATGCCGGAACTGGTAAATCTACAGTAATGAACATAATAAGAAAATTGTTCAAAGGATATTTTTGTACGTTTGATGCTAAAGCTCTTGGTAATCCTAATAGTTCGTTTGCATTAGAGCCTCTAAGAGATAATCCTTTAGTTGCAATTCAGGATGATGCTGATCTTAGTCGTATTGAAGATAATACAAGATTTAATTCGTTAGTGTCTCATGAACCTTTGGTCGTCAATGAGAAAAGAAAAACTCAGTATGAAACGACATTCAAATCTTTTATATTTCTTGGTAGTAACAAGGAAGTAAAGATTACAGATGCTCGTAGCGGTTTACTTAGACGATTAATAGATGTCGCTCCAACTGGCGATAAGGTATCTTCAAAAAGATATTATGAATTAATGGAAGGTATAAACTTTGAGCTTGGCGGAATAGCACATAAATGCCTTGAAGTTTACAAGTCTAACACTCATAAGTATGATGGATATTTTCCTGTCAATATGATTAGAGCCACAAACCATTTTTACAACTTTGTTGAAGAAACATACATAGATATGCTTGATGGTAAAGATAGTGTTACTCTTAAAGATGCATGGAGCATGTATAAAATGTATTGTGACATGTCATCTGTACCCTATCCTTACAGCATGCAAACATTTAAGAATGAACTTAAGAATTATTTCGAGAAGTTTATTCCAGATGGTAAAGATGAAGATGGTAATCATATTCGTAGTATGTTTAAAGGCTTTAAATATGGTAAGGTAGGAGTGAATATTGACAGAAATGTAAAGAAAGATGAAGGAGAAGATTGGCTTAAGTTTGACGACGAAGGAGAAAACATATTTGATATTTTAGGAGCATCATTTCCGGCTCAATATGCTAGTCCTCAGTCTGGTGCTCCAGTTAAAGCTTGGGCTAATAACGATAAACACTTAAAAGATATTCGCACATATCTGCTTCATTATGTTCAAGTTCCTAGTAATTATTTAATGGTTGATTTTGATAAAAAAGATCCGTTAACTGGTGAGAAGTCTTTTGAGTTAAATTATGAAGCGGCTAAGAAATGGCCTAAGACATATGCCGAGTTAAGTAAATCTGGAGCTGGTATACATCTTATTTATATTTATGACGGAGATCCTGATGAGATAGCTCCGTTATATGAAGAAGATGTAGAGTTAAAGTTTTTTAAAGGTGGTGCATCAATGCGTCGTTTGTTGACGAAGTATTGTAATTTACCTATAGCAACTATTAATTCAGGTCTACCAAAGAAGGAGAAAGGAGCAAAAATGATAGACGAATTTGTCTTGAAGAACGAAAAAGCTATCAGGACAATGATCGAAAAGAATCTAAGAAAAGAGTATCATCCTGGAACAAAGCCTAGTATTGATTATATTTATAAAATACTAGAAGATGCTTACAAATCTGATGTTCAGTATGATGTTACCGATCTTCGTCCAAAGATATTAGCTTTTGCTAATAATTCTAGTAATCATGCAGAGTATTGTGTTAAGTTAGTAAGTGAAATGAAGTTTATGAGTGAGTTTGATACTTCCAACAATGGAGATGTTATTCCGAGAGGTACATATAAAGAAGATTCAGAAATAGCGTTCTTTGATATAGAGATATTTCCTAATCTCTTTATAGTTGTATATAAGATTATTGGTGATGATCATAAGTGTGTAAGAATGATTAATCCTACAGCAAAAGATATTCATAGTATGGTTGGTGAATATCGTCTCGTAGGTTTTAATTGCCGTAGATATGATAATCATATTTTGTATGCAGCCATGCAGGGATATTCTATAAAGGAATTATATGACCTTAGTCAGAAGATAATAAATGGAAGTGCTAATTGCATGTTCAGTAATGCATATAATTTGAGTTATACTGATGTATATGATTTTTCATCAGCTGGAAATAAGCAGAGTCTTAAGAAATGGGAAATAGAATTAGGTATTTCTCATGTTGAGAATAGTCTTCCTTGGGATCAGCCTGTTCCTGAAGAACTGTGGGGCAAAGTTGCTGATTATTGTTGCAACGATGTTATATCCACAGAAGCTGTATTTAATCATTTACAGTCTGATTGGATTGCTAGACAGATATTAGCGGATCTTTCAGGTTTATCTGTAAATGATACAACTAATCAGCATACTACCAAAATTATATTTGGTAATTGCAAACATCCTCAATCTGATTTTCAGTATAGAGATCTTAGTAAACCTGTAAAATGGTTACCCGAAGAAATGAGTAAATTTCTTTGGAATAGATTTCCTGAGATGATGAAATGGTGGAGCGAAAATACAGATAGTCTTCTTCCATATTTTCCTGGATATACTTTCGATCGTGGTAAAAGTATATATCATGAAATAGAAGTTGGTGAAGGCGGATATGTTGAAGCCCTTCCTGGTATGTATGGAATGGTCGGGTTATTTGATGTAGCGAGTATGCATCCTCATAGTGATCTTGCTGAATGGTTATTTGGCGATTGGACTGATAATTTTGCGGCATTAGTTGACGGCAGAATAGCTATTAAGCATGAAGATTGGGATATGCTTAGTAAGTTATTTGATGGTAAACTGGATCATTATATTCAGAAAGTTAAAGATGGAGAAATAACATCTAAGCAGCTCGCTAATGCTCTTAAGACAGCTATAAATTCTGTATATGGTTTGACTGCTGCTAAATTTGAGAATCCGTTTAGAGATAATAGAAATAAAGATAATATTGTCGCTAAGCGTGGAGCGTTATTCATGATAGATTTGGCAGAAGCGGTTAAAGCTAAAGGATGGACTGTCGCTCATATCAAGACAGATTCAATAAAGATTCCTAATGTTGATGAAGAAATGTGGAAGTTTGTAAAAGAGTTTGGTTTGAGATATGGATATTCGTTTGAATGGGAAGCAACATATGATAAAATGTGTCTGGTTAACGACGCAGTATATATTGCTAGATATTTGAATGAAGACGGAACAGTCGGTAAGTGGACTGCAACTGGTGCACAGTTTGCAGAACCTTATGTATTTAAGACATTATTTAGTCACGAGGATTTAGATTTTAGTGATTATTGTCAGACAAAGTCTGTTAGCTCGTCTTTATATTTGGATATGAATGAGAATCTTGGAGATGAGCATAATTATATTTTCGTAGGTAAAGTCGGATCGTTTGTACCTATAAAGCCTGGTTGTGGTGGTGGAGAACTTCTTAGAGAAAAAGATGGAAAATATTATTCTGCAACCGGAGCTAAAGGTTATAGATGGTTAGAAGCAGAGTCTGTCAAGCTCTTAGACAAATATGAGGATATTGATATTTCTTATTTTGTCAAGTTAGCTGACAAAGCAGTAGCGTCAATTGAGGAGTATGGATCTTTTGAGTGGTTTATTGATCCATCTCCTTGTAATTATATGCTTCCAATAGAGAGTTTACCAAGAGATGACTTCATGAATAAATATGAAGACGATTCCGATGAACTCCCTTGGAAAATAGATGCCAACGAATAAGAAGGAGGAAAAAGAAATGGCAGAAGTTATTAAGTTTTATGATGTTGATGGGAGAAACATGAGATTCAGGAACTTTGCTGGCAAAGCTGGCAAGTACAATTTGGAAGGAGATAGAAATTTCTGTCTCCTTCTTAATCCTGACGTTGCTGACGAAATGTCAGAGGAAGGTTTCAATGTGAGATATTTGAAGCCTAGAGATGACGGAGACGATCCTGTTCCTTATATTCAGGTAAAACTGAAATATTATGATCGTTCAGGAAATAGACTTCGTCCGCCCAAGATCGTTCAGATCACTAAAAGAGGAAAGACTGAGCTTGATGAGGAAACAGTCAATAATTTGGACTGGGCAGAAATAGAGAAATTTGATATTGCTATCAATCCTCGTCCGTATGAGAATGTAAACGGTCGTTCAGGCGTTACAGCATATTTGAAGACATTATATGTGACGATTGTAGAAGATGATTTTGAAGATCGTTATTATGATGTTCCGGATAGTGCTCAGAATATTGTGGATGATGAGGATTGATATTATCAGAGCATCAGTTACTTGCCGTTGAGAAATTGCATACCGGCTCCATCTTAGTTGGTGGAGTCGGTACCGGTAAGTCAAGAACTTCTCTATTATATTTTTACACAAAGGTTCTCGATGGCAAAGTCAATCCATTAGATTGTCCTACGACATGGTGCGATCTTTATATCATAACGACAGCAAGAAAACGAGATACTAAAGAATGGGATGCAGAATGCTGTTGGTTTGATATTCCGAATGATCATATGAATGTCGTTATAGATTCGTGGAATAATATAGAGAAGTATGAAAATGTTAGTGATGCTTTCTTTATATTTGATGAGCAGCGTGTAGTTGGTTCTGGCAAATGGTCTAAGATGTTTATAAAAATTGCCAAACAAAACGACTGGATATTATTAAGTGCTACACCAGGTGACACCTATTTAGACTACGTTCCAGTTTTGATAGCTAATGGATATTTTAAGAATAGAACAGAGTTTATAAAGAAGCATGTTGTATATAAGTCTTATATGAAATATCCTGTTATTGATCATTATGTAGGTGTATCATTACTAGATGTATATATTTCTAGGATATTAGTTCACATGATTGTTGAATTAGATATAGTTAAACATCACATAAATGTTACTACTGAATATGACAAAAATTTATACATGGATATTTTAAAAAATCGTTGGAATCCATGGAAGCAAGAACCAATAAGTGACGCTTCAGGATTAAGTCAAGCATTGCGCAGAGTTGTTAATAGTGATATTTCAAGAATAAACGCTGTTATAAAAATATTCAAAGAAAAAACAAAATGTATAATCTTTTATAACTTTGATTACGAATTGGAAATGCTTCGCAAAATGTGTACAGATAATAATTATATTTATGCTGAATGGAATGGACATAAGCATCAAGCAATTCCAGTTTCAGACAGATGGATATATTTAGTGCATTACTCTGCTGGTTCAGAAGGATGGAACTGTACACTAACTGACACCATTATATTTTATAGTCAAAATCATTCTTACAAAATGATGACACAAGCTGCAGGAAGGACAGAAAGAATGAACACACCTTTCAAAAATTTATATTACTATCATCTAATGTCAAAATCTTATATTGACAAAGCGATTGAAGAATGTTTAAAAAATAAAGAAGATTTTAACGAGCATCGTTTTGTGGAGGAAGACGATGACGAATTTTCTTCCAGATACAGTATGTAGTTTTTTCATCGCTTATGGTGAGGAAGAGGAAGAAGGATAGGCTAGTACAGGCCTCGACGTATAAACAATGAACGATCGGGACTTTGAAAGCCTATTCGCAATCCTTATATTTTTTAGAAAGGTGGTCCTATGCGAGAAAATAAATACCAAGCAGGACTGATAAAAAGGATCAAGGAACGATTTGATGGCGCTATTGTTTTAAAAAATGATAGCTCATACATTCAAGGCATTCCAGACCTTACAGTTTTTTACAAGGATCGCTGGGCTGCTTTAGAATGCAAAAAAGATAAAAATGCTTCGCATCGTCCTAACCAGGATTATTATATTTCCAAAATGGATGATATGAGCTTCGCCAGATTCATCAGTCCAGAAAACGAGGAGGACGTACTTGATGAGATGGAACATGCATTCACGTCTCGAAGGTCAACACGCATTTCTAGGCGCAAGTCAGTATAGTTGGTTAAACTATGACGAAGACAAGCTTGTAGACAAATATTATAATTTTTTGGCTACACTAAAAGGAACAGAAATGCACGAATTGGCTGCAATGTTAATTAAGAATCATGTCAGACTTCCTGAAGAAGGAAAAACATTTGACATGTATGTTAACGATGCTATATTTTATGATTTGAGACCAGAGCAAAAATTGTATTATTCTGAAAATTGCTTTGGCACTGCGGATGCTATATCTTTTGATGAAAGAGATTATTTTCTCAGAATACATGATCTCAAAACTGGAGTAACACCAGCATCACTTCATCAATTAGAAATATATGCTGCATTATTTTTTCTTGAATATGATTTACCTGTCAACGAGGTTGAGATGGAGCTAAGAATATATCAGAACGATGATATTCTTATAGGAAACCCAACAGTAGTAGACATAGCTCCAATTATGGATAAAATTGTAACCTTTGATAAACTGATAGAGCAGATCAAAAAGGAGAACTAAAAATGAACCATGATTATATTTTGCACTCTGGAGTTAAACGAAAATCTGGAAGATATGAATGGGGTTCAGGTGAATACCCTTATCAGCATGAAGCTTGGTTTCAAGGTTGGAGTAAAATACCATCTAAAGATCAAGCAGAATATGCTAAGTCTTTTGGAATGACATTAAAAGAAGCTCGTTATAGATATTCTATTGGAAAAGATTATAAAAAAGCGCAAGATATTGGTCATGCAATTGAGCTTAGATATTCTAAGCAGATGTCAGTTAAAGCTATAGCAGAAAAAATGGGTGTTTCTGAAAGTACTGTTAATTCTTGGCTTAAACCTAATGCTTTACAAAGAGCCAAAGAAACAGAAGATTTGGCTAAGAAAATAGAACAGTATCTTGATAAACATGCCGGTGTTGATATTGGTAAAGGCTGTGCTACTGCAATGGGTGTAAATAAAACCAAATTTGAAGCAGCAGTACAGCTTCTTAAAGATCGCGATGGATATTATAATGTTCAATGGGGTCAGGAACAGCAAACTACTGGTAAAAATACCCAGTCTACAGCTTTAATTAAAATCCAACCTGAATGGGAAGGATATTCTGAGGCACAATTAAAAAAGGTAGCTTATAAATATGTTAAAGAACATAGTGATGATATTACTCTGCCTTTTGAAATAAAATACAATTATGATACTGGTAAAACGATAATGGGATTTGATATTCCAAAATCTGTATCATCTAAAAATATAGAAGTCGTTTACAGATCTGAAAGAGATGGATTAATAGAAGTCAGAAGAGGCTTAGATGATCTTTCTCTTGGTAATGATATTTATTCACAGGTTCGTATAGCAGTTGACGGCACACACTACATAAAAGGTATGGCTGTATATTCTGATGATCTTCCTAAAGGAATTAACATAAGAGTTCATTCAAATAAAAAAGAAGGAACTCCATTGTTATCTGATAACCCGGATGCTAAGCAGGTACTTAAACCTATGAAACGAGCTGATGATGGCTCAGTAGATTTAGAAGATCCTTTTGGAGCTCAGATAAAAGCACAGCATGGTTGTATTAATAAAGTTAATGAAGAAGGAAGCTGGGATGATTGGACTTCTGCTAGATCGTTAGCATCTCAGGTTCTTAGTAAACAGGCTCCAGAATTAGCACAACGACAGCTTAATTTGGATTATACAAAAAGAGCTGCAGAATTTGATACGATAAAACAAATTACTAATCCTGTAGTCAGAGAAAAAATGCTTATAGATTTTGCTGATGAATGTGATAAGGCCGCAGTACATCTTAAAGCTGCAGCTTTGCCTGGTCAGTCAGTTAAAGTTCTTATTCCAATTCCTTCTCTTAAGCCTGGTGAATGTTATTGCCCTATGTATAAAGATGGAGAAAAGCTAGCTCTTATTCGTTTTCCTCATCAGTCTATATCTGAAATACCTATGGTTACTGTTAACAACAGCAACACAGAAGGTAAGAAAGTTATGACTAATCAAGCAATAGATGCTATTGGTTTAAATCCTAAAGATGCTCATAGGTTATCTGGTGCAGACTTTGATGGTGATACAGTTGTATGTATTCCTAACAAAAAGGGATTTATTAAGAATGCACCAGAGTTTAAGGGTCTTGAAGGATATGAACCCAAGGATCAATGGCCTGGTTATGAAGGCATGAAACCTATATCTCATCAGTTAGCACAGACAAAGATGGGTATAGTAACAAATCTCATTACTGACATGTCACTTCAGGGTGCACCTGAACATGAAATGGTTCGTGCTATAAAGATGGCACAGTTAATTATTGATGCTGAAAAGCATAAGCTTAACTGGAAAGGTGCTGAAGAAGAGTATAGAATCTCTGAACTTCATGAAAAGTATCAAGGTAAGAAGCGCGGTGGCGCTGTAACAATAGTGTCTAGAGCATCAGGTGAGTATGATGTACCCGAACGCCAAGACAATTACTATGACATAGACCCTAAGACAGGTGCTAAGATACCCAAGTATACCGGTAAGAAGAGGGTGTGGTTCGTAAGGGATGATGGTAGTAAGTACTATAAGGATCTATTACCATACCAGGAAGGTTATGATCCTAATGCAAAAGATGTTACGCAGAAGTCTACCAAGATGGCAGAGACATCTGATGCACGCACCCTCATCTCCCCTTTCAAGCACCCAGTAGAGGTGGTGTATGCCAACTATGCTAACCAAATGAAAGCACTGGCTAACGAGGCCCGTAAGGAGTCCTTAGTTAAAAAGGATACCCCTTATAGTAAGCAGGCGGCAGAGACATACAAAGATGAAGTTGAATCTTTATTAGAAAAGATTAACAATTCTAAAGTAAATGCTGCTCTTGAACGTTTAGCACAGCGTTCAGCAGAAGTAATCATTAATGAAAGGGTATCCAAGTATCCAGATAGATACAATAAGAAAACACCTGATGGAAAGAAACATCTTAGTAAGCTTAAGAATCAAGTAACAAATCAACAAAGAACAATTGTCAGTAAGCAGCGACCTTTCGATATAACTGAACGTGAATGGGAAGCTATACAAGCAGGTGCTCTTCATAAGTCAGATGTCAAAGAGATAATAAACAGGGCTAATTCAGACATAGTTAAGAAGTTTGCTATGCCAAACAACACAAACTATTCGGTTTTAAGTCCTTCTAATCTTGCTCATGCTAAAGCGATGCTTAATTCAGGCTTTACTCAAGCTGATGTAGCAGCAAGTTTCAACATCTCGCCTAGTACTCTTAGTAAGCTACTGAAAGGTAATAAATAGAAAGGAGTTTGATAGTATGGCCTCTAATGATACATACTCGGATGATGAAGAATCAGAAGTTAAAGAGTTTATGCTTTCAACTTCTGACAATCCTTACAATCCGTTTACACAATTCAAAGAATGGTATGCATTTGACATTTCAAAAGGTTACAACACTTGTTCTTATTTAGCAAGAATTTGTGAACTTTCTGAAGATGTTTGTGACCGGGAGACCCGTCTCTCAATTAATGATGCCATTGAAGAAGCTTTGATGTACAACTTAACAGGTAATCGAATCAAAGTTGAAAAGCCTTCTGAACTTGTTGAAGCTTAAAGAAGAAACTTTCATTCATGTTTTAGTTGTTCTCCTTTAAAATGTTTTCTTTTAAGTTTTAATTCAAACAAAAAGATTTAAAAGAAAACGAAAGTGGCGTTGACTTATTAATTTTAAGATAGGGGAGGGGGTCTCTGAAATTACACCCCCTCCCTTCAT